ACTGTCATCAAAGATTAATAGTACTGAAGATGCATTTCAATCACTGCTGGCTATTAGTACTTCTGGTAGCAAAGAACAGCTAGATTATATTATACAACTTGTAGGTGAGATAGATAGACTAAATACAGAATTAAGAGACCTAAATCTTACTGAAGAGGAACGCAAGAAGAGACTTGAAGAAGTAAAGAGACTCTCAGAGACTGGAGCCAGTCTTCTGGACCTTGCTATGCAATCAACACAGAAAGAGACAGCATCTCAAAGTAATTTCGAGATTTTGGATAAAAGAGACATGGCAGATCCAGGATATGATGCTCTTATGGATATGTACAACAAGACGCTTGCTCAGTATCAATCCTTTAAAGATCCAAATGGAAATCCTTTATTCCAACCAGAAGAGCAAGATGTTGGAATAATCTTCAAAGATGGAAATGAGAAGTTACACGTAGATTTAAGACTTCTACAAATTGCTATGGATAAGTTGATTGATGTAAATCAAAAGCAGTTAGATGGTCTGTATAACATGCCTGAAGGGTCATACTTCTGGATACCTTCTACAATACTTCCGTATATTGCTAGTGGAGGTGGAGGAGGTACTACAACCACCGAAACAACCCCTGCTACACTTGCACCAGTATCTACTACGGTAGAAACTACTAAGGATGTTACTGGAGAGAGTGCCAAGATAGAACGTATGGAAGCTGAAGAAGCTACAGTTCAGTTACCCGTATGGGATGCTGGACTTGCTAGGACACAAAGCAGAGAAGCATCTTCATTAGAAGCAGAGGAAGAAACCGGCTCATCTAAAGTTATATCTGACGTATCATCTGCACTCACTAACATGGTACTTAAACTTAGCGAGTTTCTAAATAACAATCTAAATCCATTAGACTGGATGGGATTAAGAGGAGACTCTGAATCTTCTGGTCAGGTTAATACTGCTCCAGTTTCAAGAGTTGATTTAAAGTTTGAGTCTACTACACAACTTGTTGTAGATGGAAGAGTGCTATTTGAAACTATGAAGCCTTATATGGCAGAGGATATAGCAGCTGCAGAGGCTGCCAATGGAACTGTTACACGTTCCTTTGTAATTTAGGAGACTAAAAATGGCTTGGTATTTAAATAACACAAGAATTTTTGTACAAGAACATAAAAAAGTAGGTACACAGATTATACCGAGACTGCAACCACTGACAGGGGGAACAGTGCATCAGTTCTTTGGGTATGAAAGTCCGATAGTAAAACTGGCAGCCCTTGTTGTTGGAAACACAGACAAAGATGCCCTTGAGGACATGTATCAGAGTACATCGTCAGTTGTACTATCTGGTCCCTACGATATATATAAAAGTTATTATATGCACAGTATTGAAACTGGTATTGAACCAGCAACATGTCAAACTATTAGAACAGACCTTGCAGAGGATGCTCCAGTATATACAATCTTGATGGAACTATACGAGGTATAAAATGCCTATATTAGATGCATCAGTAACTGGAACAAGCGGACTTATATCTATAGTAGTATCAGATAGCTATACTGCTGCTACAGCTACGGCGGTTATCACCGCTCTAGATACAAACCTCGATATCGGGGACAGTGTTTCCGTATATTTAGGATACTCTACTGGAATAAATAGAGTTTTCCAGGGGTATGTTAAATCTATGGAAAGAAAGGAAACTGAGCGTGTTTACACGATAACAGCTGCTAATGCCATGATACGGGCCGTAGATTACTTTATTGTGTCACCAGACGGGCCTGAATACCCCTACAGGTGGCGTGGGGTGGATGCAGAAGACTTGGTGGGGGACATTCTAGGCATGGCAGGGCTTACAAACTACTATGGGGGAAACTCTGGGTTTACATTTGGTATAAATACAGATGTTGAAGTAAATCTAACATCTGCGTATGACTATGCTCACTTTATTGCCAGCATTTTAGCGTGGCACGTTTATTGTGATGATAATGGTAAATGTTGGTTTGTAAACAGGCCTCCATACCCCAGTGGAGATACGAGCATAGCTACAGTCACAAATTCTTCCATAATTCAGGCACAGTATATGGAGTCTGATAGAGACCTTAGAAACAGGGTTGTTGTTTATGGAGCTGAAGGAATTGTTGCTGAGGCTAAAGCCGCATCCCCATATCTACCCGCAGGATTTTATAAAAGTGTTGTTTTAGCATCCCCAATAATAGATGTTCAGAGCGTAGCAGATGCAGCAGCAGCATACAACTTGGCAAAACTTAATAGACTTACTAAAAGACTTAATGCTAGTATTATTGGTAATCCAAGTATAAACTGCAGAAATTGCATTAATGTTACAGGTTGGGGAGGACAGTACTTTGTCTACGGTATAGAACACAACTGGTCAAGAAGTGGCTATATGACAAATATGGAATTGAGGAAATAAATGGATTTAGTAAATGTTTTTCATGGAAGTACAAACATTACAGAATATGTAATTTCATATGAGAGAAATCAGAAGATGTGTACAGGAATACATACACTATCTCTGACCTTATCTCCTGGCCTGTCTTTTACTCCCTGGGATGTTTTGAGGATATACGAGGAAGGAAATTTAAATGGGGAGTTTTACGTCAGCAGTTATGGACCTAAGAAACCAAACAATGAGTATATAGTAACGGCTCAGTGTGGTTCAAAACGTCTGGTTGATTATTTTATAGCGGAATCATATACTATAGAATATCCTACCTATGCAAGAAGTTGGATAGAACAATTTCTTACGGAGGCAGGTGTAACTTATGAATTTACTACAGAGAGTTATGGGAGCCTTCTTTCTAATAACACAACTCTTGGACTGATGAGTGCTTATGACCAGATAATGTATCTACTGCAAATCAGTGGATGGTACATGTATTTTGATGAAAGAAATACTTGCAAGATAGGCAAAATGGATGTTGACTATGGAAGAACAAGAGGGACATTTACTAATAGGAAGCTGCTAAGCATTAAACTTGTTAAGCACGATAAAATGTTGAGAAACAGGGCTGTAGTGTACGGTAATGTTGATCCATTCACTGGACAGCAGATTATTACAGACATTAGTACAATTACACCCTGGAACTATGATGAGAATGATTTAAGAGCGGTTGTGGTATCTAATTCCAATATCCCAAACCAAAGCTCTGCAGATACCCTTGCATCACAGATACTCAGTGAGTTTGCAGACATTACTCAAGAAAAACACATAACTTTTCACGGTGGAAGTAAATTACACATCGGAGAAGTAGTCAGAATTTCCAACAAAATATTTAATGGAAAAGGTGTAGTTACCACACAGGGTGCATCTTTGAGCAGAGAAGGACTTGTTGGAATGGCAATATTGGATGAAAGATGCCCAAGACTGTGGGCCTTCTTTGATTATGGTGACTATGTTTATGTTGGAACTGTAAGTAGTGGAGTATATAGAAAACACATCCTTTGGGATCATACGTGGAGTGGATTCAATGAGGGACTTACAGAGTCTGGCATATCTGACCTGTTTGTGCGTGGAGGAGTTGCTACGTGCGTCACATTCAGCGGACTCGCATGGGTAACTCTAGCTGAAGAAGTTAAGGCAGCATGGAGTGGAATAATCATTCCTCCACTAATGACATTTAGTGGAGAGAATAGTGATAGAACACTGTATCCAAGTGGAGATATGTTAGTAGAATCTGGACTAATGGCTAGAGGAGTTATACACGATAAAGTTACTAATAATATAAGACTTTTGGTGGATAACTACTCTGGAGGTAATTATCCAGGATTCTTTGATATGTATTCAGGAGTTTTTATTAATGCTAGTGGTATTACAGCAGAAATGTTCTCAGGACTTCGGGCTTGGGTACTGGACTACACAACCAGTGGAAATCCTGGAGATGATACATCTGCTGACTATGTTAGTGGATATTATGGATCTCCCATATTGGTGAGTTCATATCCTATAGAAGTATCTGGAAATTTTGGATTTATAGGAATAGACATAGAAAATGATGGCAGATATGACTACGTATCCGTTGCTACTTCTGGAGAAGGAGTGCCAACTAATCCAAGTGGAGAATATAATTTTGGATACAGGGGTCCAGTATTTGGGTGGGGTCCTGATATAAATATAAAAACAAGTATATCTAGAACTACAGACTTTTCTTCTGGTTTTACTTATACTTCAAGAAACGGTGATGATATATATCCGGCATCTGTATTTGCTTATGATGACGGAGATGTTGCAGAACTGGCATACGTAAGAAGATTGCCAGTAGGTGGTACAAATGAGGTCTGTCACCTTAAAATAACCAAAGAGTTTGATGACTTTTGGAACGAATTCTATCCAGTTAAAACATTTACTTCAAAATCATTGACAGGAATTGGGTTTCCAATTATGGGAACACACAGGGTCGAAGAAGGTATTTTCAAGTTTTTTGATGGAGAAAAGATGTATGAGTGGGATGTTGCTAATAATACTATAACATCAGAAACAGTAAATTCTACGTCCTTCCCATATGCGCCTTCTGTCTACATTGACGGAATAGCTTATACAGCATCTGCTAATAACACAAGCAATAACCTTGTTGTTAAATTATTCTCAATAAATACACTAACAGGTGAGGTTGGAGAGAATGAGGTATTAAACTACCCCGCCGATGATTATAACAGATATAGACTATCAACAATACAGACAGGAAGAGTTAATAATAATCCAGCGTTTTTAGTTCACTATACTCATGAATATAGAAGTTCATTATTAGATGAGTGGGATACAGCACTTTATGGGGCATATATTCAGGGTCTTACAGCTGCAGGTGTTGAGCTAATACATGACTTTGAAAGACCTCTAGACTATGGTTCCCCAGACCCTATTTTTGGTATAGAGAATTATATTCAGCTTAATGACTCAACATTTGTTGGTTCAACTGTGGCAATGTTTACTGACATGACCGGAGATGATCCAGTTTATATCTGGGTAAGAATAACCCAATCAAACGGTTCCTTTAATTTTGAGCAGTTTACATCTGCCACCTTGACATTGCCACCAACCAATCCACTAGATGGCTATACTACAATTCCTCTTACTGGAACGGATGATGGTGCATTTTTAATGGAAACAGCTACTGAAACAATATGGAAGGCGGATTCAAAGTGGGGAAATCCTGTAGAGGAGTTCTTAATTGAAGGATATACGGTTGCTAATATAATACAAAATGCAGACACTGTAACAGAAGAGATATATGTACTAGTTTATGATGATAACTATGATTACTACCTAATTCCATATGATACAGCAGGTGATGAGGCGGGTAAGAAAATAGTATCAACCCTGTCTACTGGAGGCGATGCTACATTGACTATGGCTGGTCCCTGGGTAATAGCCTACTTTCCAAGATATGTACAAAACGAGTTTTCTACAGTTCAAGCAGATTCTTCTATCAGATACCTTTATAACAAAGGCGGAATTTCTTCTGGAATAACTTTCTTAGTCTTACAAAGGGATGGTGGTGTCTTTTATGTGCTGCAAAGTGGTGGATACCCCTATAGGCTGGATGTATCAGCAGTATCACCGCTTCTTACTGTTCAGGAAACTCTGGGAACATCAAGAAGTATGTATGTGACAGGGCCTGGAATGTTTGTTGACGATTTTGGTGGAGCACTAACATATGGAGATACTCCAGTACATGATTATAGATATACAACACTAGATTCTGTGGCATCTGGTATAATTCTAAATGACGTAACAGTTTCAGGTGGTTCTAGAAGTATGGTATTTGTTGTAGAGAGCGGCCTGGTTTTAGCATCTGGCATATTCTTTACAGATCTGTCTCTGAGCATGGGAGTATATGATATTTCATATCTTATCAGTGGTGTCCCAGTTCAAATGTCAGGAGTTCCAGAGTTAATAGAAACTACAAACTACAGTTTCCCAGACCAGTTTATATTTGCTACATCAAGTGGAGAAGAAGGTCTCTACAGGTTCTATCAAAAGAACCCTAGTGGACTTATGTTTCAAGAGCATATAAGCGGATTTCCAATGGACTCTAGAACTACTATAATCAGAGTAGAGGATAAAATTTAATGGGAACTTTTGAATTACAAATCTTAGAATATATAAATAGTGCTATTAGACAAAGCAGGGCACAGGCTCTTATACTCGGCTCAAGACCTGGAGGATACGTTGGACAACTTCCACAAACCAGAGTACAGTATGATATAAATGAGTTAGCAACAAGTGGTACTCCTATTTCTGGATATTCCATGCTTGATAACTTAAACCACATAAGGTATAGAATACAAGTACTGGAAAGTGGAGGAACACCATCATCTTTCAGTGGGGCATTTACAGATCTATCAGATACACCTAGTACTTATACAGGAAATGCTGGAAAGATTCTTATTGTAAATGCTACTGAAAGTGGTATAGAGTTCACCTCTTATGTTCCATCGTCTGGAACTACTACGCTATCTGGCATTGCATCAAATGATGCTGTGTTCTTTATAGATGGTGCTTTGGCTAGTGGTATTGCAATGAGTTACTCATATGTAGTTCCTAGAAACATGACAATATCAGGAATTTTTGCATATGTTGAGACTCCAGGAGATTCTGGAGACACAATAATTGATGTCAATAAAAATGGAACAACATTATTCACTACACAGGCCAATAGACCTTCTGTAGCATATAACGATACATCTTCTATAAAAGCAGTTCCAGATATTACAGAACTGCTAGAGGGAGACATTATAACCATAGACATTGATACTGTAGCAGAGGCAGCAGAAGATCTCACTATAGTAATAGCTGCTAATACAAACCTGGTAGAGCAGATAGTACAGTCTGGAGCATCAACCTTTATAGAACTTTCAGATACTCCAATAGATTATACAGGAGATGCTGGTAAGTTTCTTGTTGTCAACCCAACAGAGGATGGAATTATATTCTCTGGATACACACCATCCGACTTCAATTTGACGGTAAAAGAGGCAGATGGAAACCCATCTATTAGTAATATTAGCACAATTGTATTCAGTGGTGCTATAATTAGTGATGATGGTGGAGGCCAAGTAACTGTTACTGTTTCTGGTGGTACTTCAACAGGAACTTTCATACAACATAGCCAGGCAGTACTAACAGTTGGTGGAGTACTAAGTAGTACCGGAGTAAAACCATTAAGAATATATACTCCAGATGTTGCAAGTGGTGCTACTATAGAAGAGATATATGTTGCAGTTAATACAGCTCCAGCAAGTACAGCATTAAGAGTAAGAGTTTTAAAGGGCGGGTCTACAATTTTTAGTGGAACCGATTATATAGAAGTATCCTTAGGAAGTAATACTGCTTCAAGAACTACAAATTTTGTAAGTACATCTTTATCAAAGAATGACTATTTTACAATAGAGATAGTTCAAGGGGATAGTACAGCCAGTGATCTGTCTGTACATATAAGATATAAATGGACACTTGACAGTGATTAGGAGATTTAATAATGGCTAGAATTTTAACAGAAGGATTTGAGTTGCAGGACATGGTGGGCTTTTCTACATCTACTATCGGTTCTATTAGTACTTCAGTAAAGAGAAGCGGTAACGCATCTCTAACACTGGCTGGTGGTAAAGATTTAACATATAGCTTTCCAGCATCCTACTCTGAATTTTATATTAGAGCTGGAATATACCTTAATACTATAAATGGACTTAGCATAAGATGGTATAAGAATTCTGTCGAGCTTGGGTCCATAAGAACGGATACTAGTGGTTCAATACTTATTTATACTAGTACAGGAACCCTAAGAGCAACAGGAACTACACCACTGAGTACAGGTATATGGTATCTTATAGAAATAAAGGTGTTAATAAATGATACAACTGGCTCTATAGAAGTTAAGTTAGATGGGGCAAGTGAGGTATCCTTTTCTGGTGATACCAAGCCTGGAACAGATACTGATGCTAATGTTATGAAATTTTATGGACTTACATCTAATGGATTTAACTTGGATGACGTAGCTCTTAATGATACATCAGGAGGAGCAGATAATTCGTGGTGTGGTGATGGTAAAATTATAATGCTAATTCCTAATGGAAACGGAGACGCTTCTGGGCTTACTGGATCTGACGGAAACAGCACAGATAACTACCTTCTTGTGGATGAAGCACCATCAGATGATGATACCACTTACGTTGAAGGAACCGTTGTTGACACAGAAGACCTATATGCTTTAAGTAATATGACAGTATCTGGGATTACTATAAAAAGAGTTTGGGTAGCTGCAAGAGCTAAAGACACTGTTGCAAGCGGTAGAGAAATATCCCTTAATATTAAACCAAGTGGTGGAACTACTCAACTTGGGACCAGTGTGGCACTTCTAGATTCATATACAAAAAATATTTTGGGAGATTATTACACTACCAATCCTGTAACAACATCAGCATGGCAGATATCTGAGCTGGATTCTTTACAGGCAGGTGTAAGAATTAGGAGCTAGATATGGCATCTAGAACTACAAATCTTGGTACTAATGTAGAATATGTAAACACCTCGAAAATAACGGTGTCAAATCTGGGGTTGAAATTGGAGTACGTTTTCCCCAGTAATATTACCGTATCAACATTAGGACTAATGGTGGAGTATACTGGTACTGAGATACCAGTTTCTAACGTCTATGGACCTGATTTACAAACAATGTAGGAGAAATTACTAATGAAGAAAAATGATAAACAACTAGGAAAGCCTGGTATTCTTTATAAAAATACAACAGCAGCCATAGAAGCACTTACTTCAGTTGATGAAGGAAGCATAGCATACGCCACAGATACAGATCTAATTGGAACATTTAATGGTGTAATATGGCTTTGGGGGTCCGAAGCGGCTGTTTCTGGGTTGCATAATTCTTTGGATGGTATACAGGGTGGAAGCCCAGATGATTATTACCACATCACACAGGTACAATATTCTGGGCTTGTAGGAGGAGAGGAGACCTCCCTGCACAGTCATGCGGCTGTTGCAGTCAGTGGAGCCAATGGACACATAATTCAGGAAGAGGGCGTATCTGTAACACAGAGGTCAAAACTGAACTTTGTAGGTGAAGGTGTACTTGTACTTGATGATGAAGCCAACGATACTACGATTGTTACAATATCAGGAACCACAGTATCTGGAACCACATCATCTGGAACATCATATACTGATGAGCAAGCCCAGGACGCAGTTGGGAGTATACTAAATACAACCCTGGTGTATGATGATGATGCCCCATCAATTGGTCGTGCAACAATCTCAGGAGACGTAAGCGTTCTTGCTGGAAGCAATGTATCTACAATACAAAATGATGTTGTTACTAATGCTAAGTTGGCAGAAATGACCAGTTACACCCTTAAAGGAAATGGAACAGGGGCCACTGCTAATCCAACAGACTTAACTCTAAACAATGTTTTAGATTGGAAATCTGCAATAGCTGGAGCAATGCTTTACCGTTCAGCATCTTCGTGGGTTGGACTTACGGGTCCAACAGCAACAACACAGTTTCTTGGAGTAACCTATGATGCTGGAACTGAGGTATACTTACCAGAGTGGAGAAATGGCCCCGGATATGTTTTGCAGGGAATGGCTACAAACCAAACATCTACAACAGATGGCCAAACAGTATACTGGGGATTAATTGACCGTCTTCCAACAGCCACTGCTGGAGACCATAGGGTTTATATACCATTTGCTGGAACGATCAAGATTGCGTATATCTTTACACAATCTGGAACTGCCGGATCTGGACAAGACTGGTCAGTGTATATTAGATTAAATAATACAACAGATACCCTGGTTCAGACAATCGGGTCAACATCAGCAGTAAGAGTTTTTACGAATACTGGTTTATCCATTGCTGTAGCACAGGGAGACTACATAGAAATAAAAGAAGTTCATCCAACATGGACAACAAATCCAGTTAATATTAGACGCAACTTCTCAATCTATGTGGCAATATAATACCATAAATAGGAGATATAACATGTTCGCATATTTACCAGTGATTATTTTTATAATTAACTTTGTGGGAAGAGTTTTTATTGGACCAGCTATTAGAGTATTCTAGTAGCAATATGGGGAGGGAGATTTCTCCCTCCCCAATAAAGAGATTAATATGATATTAGGAATTGATGTATCACACTGGGACGGAATTGTAAATTTTCAAAAAGCAATAGATGCTGGAGTTAAATTTGTAATAATCAAGGCAATGGATGGAAAAGTAGAGACAAGATACTTTAGAGATAACTATGCTGGAGCTAGAAATGCTGGACTTATAGTTGGAGCATACCAGTGGTTATACCCATCCAGCAAAATCAGTGCTGGAGGACAGGCAAGAGAGTTTATAAATCTTTTGAAAGGTTATCCAGTAGATATAGTTCCAGTTATTGACTTTGAGTGGACCAACTGGGGAGGTGCTCCAGCCAACCCAACAGAAAGCGACCTGAACGGTTACTGTGTTCCATTTGAGGCAGAGTATGGAACAAAGCCCATGATTTATACTAGTGCCGGATACTGGAACCAGTACGGAAATGTAATGAATCAAGCATGGAAAGAATATCCATTGTGGGTAGCAAATTATGGGGTTAGTTATCCAATGATACCAAGACCCTGGGACAGATTCAATTTCTGGCAGTTCTCGGCAAGTGGGGATGCACAGCTTTATGGAATTGACCCTAATGTAAAAAGAGCAGTGGATTTAGATTATTGGAACGGAACCTATGACGAACTTGTCAATTGGTGTAATTATGTTCCAGAAACAGGAGAAAATAATATGTACAAGTATTCAGCTACCATAGTAGCAGGAAAAGAATTTATTAATATTAGAGCTAGCAATACCATTGCTTCAGCAGATCTTGGGGACCTAGTAAATGGAGATGTTGCCAGAGGCGATGAACTGGTGGATTCCGCTAATGGAGACCAGTGGCTTCACATCAAGGAGACCAATAAACTAGGCCTAATAGATGGATGGATAGCGGTAAAGGTTGCTGGAGCTACATACAGTGTAGTTACAGTCAATACACCACCAGAAGCAGTAGAAACTATTACGTTCAATGTTACCACTTCCAGTGGAAAGACGGGAACAGCAACCATCGAACTAAAGTAGGTAGATTATGAGTTACACAGTAAATGTATTCATACAAGATACCTATGAAGACCTGAATCTGTATGTTTTAAAGCATGACTTTGAATCACCAGATTGGGAATACTTTCCAAGAGTATGGAAAGATGTAAAAGACCTGCCACCAGAAAGATGGTATGGTCTTCCAGAAACTGAGAAGTTTCTAATATCAGACTTTCTCTCATTGACACCTGCATGGCAAAACTTCTGGTTTGGCCTGATGGTACACCACGCTAGAGGCCTCAATATACCAGAAGATAGGATGAAGAAAGAGTGGGCCAGCCTAACAGATGGTAGAAAAGCCTTTACCAACAAGAATGGTTCAGAAGAGAAAGCTGATTATATCAACGGAACAAATCTTGATAAAGAGCCTATAAGAAAAGAAGGTTTAAGCACTTGTGGAAATATAGTAAAAGCCCTGGGGGACCCAGAGATAAAATCTGGTGAGTTATGGGTTCCAGTAGAGTGCATAAATTACAACGATGCGCCACCTCAAATAGAGGCAGTGGCTGATTTACGCCACTTAGTTCATGCAGCCACAATATGCAGACCGGAGCTAATTGATGACACTAAAACAGAACTTGCCCCTAATGGTAAATTCAGAGTAAATCCCTTCCCTAATTATGACTCTGGCAATGGTTCTAGAGTTCCCTATGTACCAGTTCCTATGATAGCAAAAGGCGGAATAAACTGGATAAAACTATCCAGACTAAGAAAGTTAACACCAGGTGAGCGCATACCCTCCCCCTATGTACCTGAGCGTTAAGGAGATTATCATGACAGAAAGAAAAGCCGGTAAAAGGAAATTGGATTGTATGACAGCAGACGAAGTAAAAGACTTGATAATAATGGCACTGCAGCCGCTGGTAGTACAGTTAACTGATGCAATGGAACTGACAAAACAGAATGATAGAACCTTGAGGGGCAACAATGGAACCCCAGGAGTTTTAGCAAAACTGGACGTTGTAACCAATAAAATGACATCCTTAGAGGAGAAAGTAGAAGAAGGGTCCAAGATGACCAGAGCTCTACAAGAATCCTTACAAATGCACGAAGATAAGGAATTCTCCTATCACGCAGACGTAAGTAAAAAGTTGGAAATATTGGAAACATTATTCACATCAGCTAACCTGAAGGCTAAAATACAAGAAGATAATAAGGATAATGCATGGCAATACATAGTAGAGAAGATGGTTTTCCCCATAGTAATACCAGGAATAGTTTTCATCCTATATACAGTCATGCCAAAGATATTCATTCTTCTGGATAAGTAAATACCAGGACATGAAAAAGAGACCTTTTAGGTCTCTTTTTTATTTAATACCGATATCGGCATATATAAAAAATAATTTTAAAAAATTTTTAACAATAACATCTTATAATAAATGATTAATCACCGATATCGGACAATATTTTCAACATATGTGCTGCGTCTCTGGGGTACACACGGGGCGCATATCGTGTAGTAATCGGACAATTTTTATCCGAATAGGGGGGGATTGCGTGTATGAATATGACAAACCTTACCCATAATGTCCTAATTAACTCTATAAAAAAACGGGAGGGATTAACTCCCTCCCGTTATACCATTAGAATTTCAATCCGTTGAAGAGCGTTGAAAATATCGGAGCAACTACCCAGTAATAAGCGGCAAGTCCGATGACGGCCACGAACAAAGCAAGCAAAAGTTTAGCCATTGTAGGATCCTTCCATGTGCGGGTGAGGGAGGGGTATTGCCCCTCCCTCGATAGTTGATTAGAATTCCGTGACAGAGGCTTTTTTATCGCCCGATCCCGTCACCTTGCCGTTTGCATCACGGGTGACAAACTTGTCAAGAGGCGTCACTTCAATTTCAGTGATACCCTCGATGGCAGATTTCAGGGCGACGGCCTGATTCGCACGGGCAAGCAATTCCTTGCGAGTCTTGCGATACATCACCTTCTTACCTTGCTCGGGATGCTCGAATTCGAATTCGAACACGTCACCTTCTTTGCCCTTGCTCATGGCGGTGATGATGGAGGGAGTGTCTTTGTATGCGCCCTCCGATGTGATTTTCATGTCCACAAGGCGGACCACGGCCGCAGGGATTGCGCCCGTCAGGGCGGTTCGTTTTGTGCCTTCAACTTTAACCAGTGTCCCGGTTAGGAAGATGATTTTACCGCTTTCAAGTGTTGCATGCATGATTATCCTCTTTTCTTTGTAACTATCCTCTTGCGTAGGATTAACTTTGTCCCTCACACTAGAGGGGTTAAGGTGTGTACTACGCTATTCAATTCCACGGCCCGGTTTAGCAAAGACTCACCTGCCGTGCCTTCCCCCCATTTGCCGGTTCTCCCCTCACGCCCCGACCGTAGCGTAGACTTCCGTCCCGGTCCCCTTCCCCCTCACCCCTCAACAATGCCCATTATAAGAGATGCCTCTCTCTGTGTCAAGAGGCAATTTACCTTAAATTTTCTATTACAAATGTTAAAGAATCTATTACTTTCATAATTATAAGAATTATATGATTTATTAACATACTACACGAATGTTAATAATTATGATAAAAGTGACGTTTTTTAACGTTCGATTATGCGAAATTGTATCATTGTACATCAACCTTAAAGAATCCCCCCACGCCTTGCAATGGGGGTATAATCACCCCTGAAATGGGCTTATAGGGCATGTGTGCTCCCTGCTACCCCTCTCTCTATTGTGAAATGTAGGTAAATGCGTGTCCAAATTAACCCAAAAAATCCGGTCTTCGGGTCCGAAGAGGATAACATGAATGACACAGAGTTACAAAATGAAGTACTTAAAGAGATGAAACGTCTCTTTGATGTATCCAGGGGTTGTGGACTCATTCCTGATGCTCCTGTAAAGGTTAGTGTACTATTTGACCTCAGGGGACATACAGGCGGTTGGGCCATTAGACGAGGTACAGACCTCTCTATTAGGTTCAATATGGATATTCTCAGGGAAAATAGCCACTCATTCATTCGAGAGATTGTTCCTCATGAGGTTGCTCACATCATTACCTACATCATGGGCCTGTATGATGCACATCATGGTAAAGAGTGGCAGGACGTTTGCTGGAAAATTGGATATGCTCCAAGCAGGTGTCACAATTTTGATACTACTCCAGCCAGAAAAAGCTCACCTAGAAATACCAGAGTTTTGTGTGAGGCATCATGTGGCTGTCAAACCTATGTGAGTAGCATCACCCTCAAAAAGGTGAGAGTTTGGAAATGTGGTAAACACAATGTGGACGTTACCCTAACCCCGATCCTATAGGAGATCAAAATGTGTGAAGAATGTGAATATCAGATTCTGGAAGAGGTTATGAGAATCCCTAGACACTTGGTCCGTGAAATCAGGGATGATGGGCGTGTTAAAAGCATGAATGATGCAACAGATGTAGATGACCTCTATCTTGTTGCTGTTCTTTCAGGCGGAACCATGATCGACATTACAAAAAAGGTAATCTCTTTTGAAAGGGATTACTTTATTATCAGCCAATACGTGAGAGGCGATCTATAATGGACACCACAGATAAAACAGGTATTCCATACCCTGAAAATGGTTTTTCATTTGAGCAGTTTGCTGCTCTGAAGAATGTCTTAAAACCAGGACAGGCAGTAAAAATTCAGATGCAGACTGATGGTAGTCTGCATATCTTTTTCGAGCACAAAACGGGAAAAAAGACACAGTCTACCAGACTCAGGAACGATCTGTTTCTTAGGGACACCTATCAACCAGTGAGGGCTTCAGGCCTTTACATGGGAATCAGTGGAGGACCTGCTGATACCAGTGCGCTGGAATCAAGGAAATATAAAAAGCCTATTGATAAAAATAAGAGGCACGCCCACAAAATGGAGGTGGAAACTGTAAAATTTCTCGCTCAGGAGGCTATCTCGAGTGAGGAGGCTGATGTTAAACAGGCTGTAACTGGGTACGAAAGATTTTGGGTCAGAGAGTATTATTGTGGTGAACTGAAAGTTTTCTCACAACTATCTGACATTAATAAAATCATCAAGATCGAATATCATGGAAAAATGTACTACATGGACCAGGATGAACCTCTGGTATCATTCTAGGATTAAGGAAAAAATGAGTAAACTTGATGAGATCACATTCTTCCTAAATGCTCTTGCTCTTATTTCTACGGATAAAACTTTAGAGGAGATCCATGGGATTATAGTCATTTTCCCAATCTCGTGGGTGATGGAGGTAGAAGAGAGGGATTGCACTGGGATGGCAGACTATGTGAAAGATGTGTGGACACTACATTATCCGTTCCGTATTGATCTGTGGGTAAATTCTGATTTTGCTATTACTCTCTGGATGGAGAGTGATTAGTATCTGAAAAAGGAGATATAAAATGGATAGGCTTGAACGGAAGCACGTAAGAGACATGGTCAAGAGCGTACTTGGAAACGAGTACGTGACCGCAATGTGCAACTTTCTCGTAAGTTTCTCTCAGGGCACTTTCGGGACTGATTACGAAGCTGCTCTGAAAAAGGTGTTCCTGGGAGGGTAAAATGTTGCACAGACAGAAACAGAGTTGGGGTAAGTGGCTGGTAAAGCTGATCCTTCTTCTTAATGCTGAGGGATTTGAGCTCAGTGATGTGTCTATGGGTAAGGTAAAGGGTCTCTTTGAGGCAGGGTTTAGTCCTAAAGAGGCGTTGCGAAGGCTGTACATTTAACCTTCGAGTCGTATTGCCAGAAACGGCATAACTTTTCTATCCAAAAAACTCAAGATCTTATATCAGGCAGGTGTCCTGAGGAGGTGTGACATGTAAAATATATCTAAATAGAAAATATAAGGATCTGAAAAGGCACTCTGAAAAGAGTGCCTTTACCTTTTAATAGAGGCTATAATAATGGATAAAATTAAAATTCTTGGATCTGTTGCTGCTGGTGGAGTAGCACTAGGATTAGTAGGAGAAGTAAACTACTATCTGGTGCAAGAGTTCTCCAAAGAGGTAGCATCAGTTTTTATGTCACCTTTTCTGGAAGAGCCACTGAAAAGAGGTATTAATAAAGTTTCCGTGTTCAGTACTGTTATCTTTTCAGTGATTGAGAATATCCAGTACACAACGTGGTCTGACAGGCCGCTGGAGACCTTTGTAGTAAGATGTTTACTCACAACTCCAATGCACATCATGTCATCGAAATATAAAATGTGGATCGGAATAGCATCTCACGTACTTTTTAACGCAATGGCAGTAAATCACCTGCCAGTGGGATTATTGGCAGTATTTGTTTACACTCAACTCGCCCTACATCTCTACAGGGCGAGAAAATTAAAAAGAATGGAGAAGGAAAATGTTTCAGACAGTTGAGACAAAAGGGGTAAGTCGCCTCTATGCCAAACAGGGAAAAAGGCGTATGATGCTTCTCTGTGGGGCAAGTTTTGAGAAACTTGTTGCTGTACAGCACAAACTGAAAAAGGGACAAGAGTTCAGCGTTGGATTGCTGGAGGAAGGGGATATTCACTTATTTACAGTGAGTATCGCTGATATCTGTGTCTTTCTTGATTCGGATAAAGAAAAGGCCGAGAGATTCTGTAATAAACTCAATGAAAGACTTAAAAGTTTTGAGAGGTAAAAATGGATCTCGATACAGCATTAACAGAGTTGGGAAAGATTCCCAATATTAACTCTGGAGGGTGTGGTCTAGTTGCTTTAGCTCTGTACAGAATGTTGGAGCGAAAACCAAAAATATTCGCAGTATACGAGTTTCCATCAGAGGTAAATAAGTGGATACCTTATCACTTATTTATTGAGTATGATTCCTCAGTAATTGATGCTGAAGGAATCTGGCATGATGGGTGGTATCCACATGAGGAGGATCTTTATGTGGCTGAGGAAAGTTTGGTAGTAGTAGAGATTGAAGAATCTCTACTACTAAAAATGCTGAACGGGCAAACTCGTGGATCGTGGAATAGTATGTTTGAGCGTGAAAAATATTTCAGAAAAATTGAAGAGATATGTGGTGTATCTCTCTTGGAGGTAGTATGAATATATACGTATGTGAATATTTTGCGGATAATGCTACAGGGCATGTCACATTCGTATGTGAGGAAGACCATCTTCCTCACGTGTCATTTCATGGGCTTAAAATCATTACAGATAAAGTCCAAACAGATTTGTTTAGGAGATACAAAAACGAGCATAAAGATTGTCCAGACTCTCCGATTGATGGAATTTACATCCTTTTTAAAGGGATCTCAGAGAGACCCTACGTGAAATTTCTTGTAATAATGGATACATTCTTTTACCATGAAATCGAAGGAGAAATATCATGCCATACTATCTAGAAAAAGAACCATATCTCCCAGACAGAATCAGGCACGGTTACTACGAGACTAAATGTGATGCATGCCAACAATACTTCTGTAGGAAGATCGACTCGATGAACTATATTGAGAAGTACCTGGATTTGATGTGCTGTCCTTGCTGTGGGTATGGAAATCGAGTACATAAAGAACGGGTAGAGGATAATAGTGCAGATGGTTATCAACCTCATGTCGAGGAGATCAAACCTGTCACATACGATGAAAAAGAATACAGCATGGGATTTGAGATAGAATTCTTTATTCCAGATCCAGTGAAAGATGTTGAATACATCTCCAGAGTTAGAAACCCAAAATACGACACTCTCGGATTTGATGGAGCGACACCCTTCATTAAAGAATTCAGAAGTTTTCCTTGCTACTCTGATGACATTAGAACATTATTTGCTAAAGTCTCTCGTGAGTTGGACGAGACTGTACATGTAATCGAGGAATGTGGAGGTAAGTTGGCCCCCTATAAAATCTCTCTTTCAGGATTACTAACATTTGGAATCCATCTCTCGTTTGGAGGAGACCTTCTGGCTGGAACGTATGGTGATTATATCCCTGAAGACACTATTTTGGGAGGTATTCTGGCACAGTTGAAAAAGAAAACTCCCTTCAGGATTGAAAGATATTTTGTTGATAAATTTCGATACCATAGGGACAGGGTAGAGTTTAGAGGTTTTTCATCCTCTGAAAACTCAATTAAAATTATCACAGATTTCCTCAAGAATCCCTATTTATAGAAAGGAGAAATGCAATGGACCAACTAACTGTAGTGGCACTTCTTGTTGTATTTTTTATTGCTGGAATGGCATGTGGAATGTCCCTTGCTCTGCTGGTAATGCATATGTACAGGTAGTTTCTATATATCTGGCGACACCTGCCACCAAATGAGGACTCTATATCACCGAGGGTTCGGATTCGATATACTGATCTGATGGAAAGTGGTGTGACTCTAAGGGAGAGACCTTGGCCTGCCTCTCTAGCTCAATGGATAGAGCAACAGACTTCTAATCTGCAGGTTCAGGGTTCGAGTCCCTGGAGAGGTGCTAAGGCTTGAGGGGTTGCCATCTGGAAAACCTGCTCGCAGTAAACAAGAGTAGGAAATTGCCAACTGGTACAAGTTACATGTAATCTCAGTCGCACAATTGGTTAGTGCCGAGACTGTCCATAAGGTGGGCCAGTTTGAGCGGACATTCTTACCATGCTGGTTCGAGTCCAGCCTGAGATTATAGACAGGTGGTAGGTATTGGGGTCGGGAATACTGAGCCAACACTCCCCGACTCATAAATAGAGTGTAGGCTCATTGCTGTAAGGAGTCACAAGTAACAACATACACTTTACTAGTGACAAAAACACATCTCATCAATCACAGTATACCACCATCCAATATACCACCTGTCAAAAAAGGAGAAACCGTGAGTGCTAAACCTGTTACTATCATCCACCTGATCGAAGATATAAATGCTATGCCTAAGAGGATAGACATCCTGATGGAGTCTATCAAATCTGGGGCGTTTGAGTCCCCGATGACTGATGACATTCTGAGGCTGACATCACTGATCGAGTCTCTTGGAAATTATAAGAATACCCTGGATACAGCAAACTCTACTATCACAGTAGAGTACAATGGCATTGTTTTAACTTTGTCAGAGGTCAGGCATCTCAGAGATTCTATGTTAAAGAAGAGTTCTGTTCTCGGCATGTTAGCCTCTTCGCAGAGGGAGAGAGAACGCAAGAATTTTGAAATTGGCTCAGATGGTGTACAGAGAACGGTGTACATAAAAGAGACATCCCAACTGGACTTTAAGAGGCTGAAAGCAGTGGCTGATGAGTGTGCTAAAGTGGCTAGAGAGTTGAACGAGTTACTTCAACAGACTAACTGGACCAAAAAAGTAGCCTTAATTGAAGCATAAGGAGATACAAATGAAAACTGATAATACTGAAATTGAGGTTGGACAGAAGATGTATGCATGTGTAGAAGCTGGAACTACACTAAATCTACTTTTAGAAGACCTATCCTGTGGACATGTTGAGCTTTATCGAAATCCAGAGGATGCTGTAGAATCCGAATCTATCTTAGAAGTAGGGAGGAATCTATTGAATCCAGAGGTTGTAGAGATGGAGATCACAAAAATACTGATTCCCCATGTTGAGACAAGAATCTCTTTTACAGACAAGTAGAAAAAATGAAAACTCGTGTAACTTTTACTGCACAGGAGTACAGAGAAATTGTCAGGGTACTGGCAGGAGCCTGTGTGGTCAATCAAGAGTACATTAATGCAAATAGAAAAGAAGACTCAGATCATCCTATTGACAGGAAAAACTGTCCAGTAGCACAAAAAATGATCTTTAATGGTCTCTTGTGGGCTCCTACTGAACTACTCTCTGATATTGAAAATGAAATTGGAAAGATGATGGGAGAGTTCAGGGCAGAAGTTTTGGATAACTCAGATGACTTTTGATTGGAAAAGAGGATAAAATGGATATTTCAGGCATATATGAAACAGACCTGGAAGTTGTGAGAGAAGCGGCAGTTAGATCAGTTATGCTAGAGCTTTCCAACGATACAGATCCCTGTCAGCATGATATGTTTACGTTCTGTCCCAGTGCTCTTTGTAGAGTCATATCGCTCTTCAATATTTATCCTATGGATCTATACCAGAGAATTCTTGGTTATGTACCACTGGAAGAAATGCAATCTTTGGAGGAATACTGGAGGCACTTTATCAATCATCTTGTCAGAGATCCTAATGATTTTCAAGTAAGAAATTAACAGTATTTCCATCCCAGAGTATTTGGAACGGTATCTATTTACAAATACACTAACTCGTATCTTACATTTGGTGAGGTAGATGACCTGGATTACATCTCCTCAGGTACGTTCAGCAGTAAATTAAGGAGTGCAAAAAACTTATTGAGGGAGATTGCTAAGGAGAAAAGGAAAAATGATTAATATCTTTTTCATGGTATATAGTATTTTAGCACGAGTTGCTGATAAAAAATACATTCTTATGTCTCTCAGATTCGCAAGTATTGAGCTACTTGCAGATCTCATGCTAATTTTTGTACTTGTTAATATTAACTAAAAAGGATATATCATGCCTCTAAATACAGATACATTTAATGCTTTCTTGGATAAGTTTATGGAAACTCCTGGAGCTAAATTCCAGACTCTTTTTCAAGAGTTCTTTGGAAAAGTAGATGGGATCTCCACTGAAGAAGAATCCTTCAGTGATCTTGTGGAGATGATCAAGTGGTTCATAGAAAATTTGGAGGAAAAAATGTAAAATTAAACCATAAAATAAAAACAAACCGATCAAACCAGACTCACTAAAAGGAGAAAAATGAACAGAGAATATGAGGTTGCTTTCGTTTTACGTGGCAATATTGACATTGTCACAGAAAAGATCCAGGAGTTTCTTAAGAAACTCCATGCAGACGGGGTGATTGAAGAGGAAGTGGGATGTGTCTGCTTCCTTGACACTGAACTTGATGCTGAAATGGAGGCTGAAGATGCTTAATATCCCCAATAATGGAAAGGATCTCGCAAGCTTCTTTAAGAAGAGGGGTGCAAGTACCTCTCCAGGGCCTGGAGGTACTACAAAGATCAGTGTAGGAAACTCCCACATGGTTGTTTCCAGCACATCAAAACAGCTGGATAAGGGAACTCTCCACCGAGTGATCAAATGGGCAAAAGCAGTCGGTCTACTGGTGGTCCTCATCATGTTGAAAGATCCATTGATGAACCTCTTGACATCCCTAATGTAGTGACAGAGGGAGGGGAGTTATTTTTAACTCACCTCCCTCAAAGGAGAAAAAATGATCAAGCACTATCAAGGAAAAGATGTGACTTTTACATCTGAGGGTACAATTGAATCTGGAAAAAGAATCGAGTATGATTTTTCTGGAAAACTTACTCTGGAGGAGATCATTATCAGAGTGGTTATCTGGGTCACTCCCATCGTCATTATGGTGATGCTATGGAAAATCTAGATCTAGTTTCATGGTATTTAGATATATTCCATAAAGCATATGGATATGGGACTACTCAGAATATCTTTCTTTGGTTTTCAGCAGTACATGCTATCAATCTTGTACTGCTGATTCTCCAAACCTTGCTAAACAGGCTTAATAAAAGCCTGTTTCCTCTGAGTGCTACTATGAAGAATCTCCAATTTTGGGGATTCTTCATGGCAACTGTATGGTTTATTCTAATTGTTGTCTCAGCATATTTTTGGATATGGTGGGATTCCGTGCTATGCAATTCAGGAGTATACTGCAAATGATCACTATTCTTGTTATAGTCATAGGAGTTCCTCTCATTGTATTGGTATTAAATGATATTCTCGATGGACGATTTAAAGGAATATCATTTAAAGAGAAGAAAGATGAGGACAAATGAAAATTTTGGACAGAGATACGTATATGGGTGATCACCCTATTTTTGTGTGTCTAAGCTCTGGGATTATTTTTCCAGCATATCTCTGTAGATACATGGTGATACAAAATAGTACTGGAGAGAGGCTGGGAAGAGTCTTTAGGGGTAAGGAGTTTTCAAGATTAAAAGTATATGGAGATCTCTTCTATTCGATGAGAAACTCAAATAGAATACATATATCATTAGAAAATAGAGATACTCCTAGTGATATTCCACATTATCTATGGAATACATGGAGTAAAAATGTAGCTGATACTGAAAAAAAGCTTAATTTGATGCAGAAACTCCGCTTTTTTCGAGATAATAAAGATACCGTAAGGATTCTTAAAGAGACCACAAATTTAGAGTCTTTAATAAAAAAAGTGGCAATGTTTGCTCAGTACAAGGGATCTATAAACGAAACAGAAAAAACTCCTCCAGGTCACAGGAGATCAAGTCAGGATATATATAGGCACATAAGGAGTATTAGAGATGATATACCCCTGAGGGAAGTTATGAGAGTCCTGGCTAATAGTACATTAATGCGGAACTACTGCAGTGATGTTGAGAGACTAGTATTCCATCATAACCACTATATGTTACTTAGGGAGCATATTGACTGTTTTGATGAGTTTGGGGGATTCATCAAAATGTGGGGGTACAAAAAGTTCAGAAAAAATATATTTATGGAGGAAGAAAAATGAGACAAATAAAAGATCTCGTAAATGTTTCAGATGGAGAAGCGGTCATAGCACTTATAAGAGATTCTCTTCTCCTTGCAATAGTATCAAAGGAGCCTGGAGGATTCTATTTATGCCAGGATTACAGGAGTGGCATGCCCAGTAGACATAAAAAGGGTATGATGTATTCTTGGTGTGTGGGAGATGGGAGTGAGTATGCACTAAATCGAAATGAGGTTAAGGTGTTTTATGCTGGATCTCCAGAGAGTATTAGTAATGAATCTTTAGATTTTGACAGTTTAAACGCTTTGAAGAGTTCCTTTCTCATGTGGAAAAAGAATATGAACAAAATAGAGGTACATGCAAGGAAATCTCCAATGTTCTTCTTGGCGGATGTACAAGAGAAATTTGAACGAGTAATGAGATCAGATATATCACTGAAAGCAAAAATTGTTGCTACTATAAACTTCATGCGCTACGGAGTATGTACTGAGAGTTTATCAGGATACTATACAGGCGTAAGGAAGTATGAATTTGATATATCCTTCCTGTATAGGATCATGGTCACAGTGGATCATGGATTATCTATCATGGATATTATCAAGAATCTTTACAGATTAGATATATCTATGAATGATGGAGACTATGTGGCCCCTCTGCTAAAGAGGGTATATGAATTCCTTAGAGATGGCACAAGTTTTAGAGAACAACATTTTTGGAAAATGTTGTGTGAGGATACTCTAAGTATTCCTAGTGGACCTGCTCTATTTGATCTAATCAGAAGTTTAATAAAAAGTCCGGTCGTTGACTATCTAGAACAGTCACGAGAAAGACTTATGACATTAAAAAAAGGAGCGAAGTGATGAGAAAAATCCAAGATCTAATTTCCACAAGAAGTGGAGATATTGTTGTGTGTAGTATCTTCAGTAATCTTGGGCTTGCAATCGTTGAAAGATCTCCGGAAAACACTAATGCTCATTACCATCTATGCCAAAATATGGTTAGTGGTAATAGACCAGAAAATTTACATGGCATGAATTTTGGGTGGTCAGTTGCATATGGAAATGCTTCTAACCTCAGATCCAATTCTACTGTAGTATATTATGTAGTTGATAAAAAGGACTCTTTGGAGAAGATTCTAAGATCTATGGACTTGTTAAAAGAAGAGCGTGATAAAGAATATCCAGATGTTTTGAGACTATTCAAAAAATGGAAAATTGAGGTTGCCAGAATGGGAGAACATTGGAAAAGAAAAGGTCATCTCTATTTGCCAGATAAACAACAAAGACTCTTAAAAAGGGTCTGCGAAACGGATTTAACACTTAAATCAAAAGTGTATATGTGTTTATACCTAACAAGAGAATTTGGGTCATGGGATATTCCAGAAAAGATCTTCTCATCTAATGATAAAGTACACACTACACCTGCCAGAAGGAGATCTTCTGGAGATATTTACAGGCATCTCCTTTCTGTTATGGAAGTGAAACTGGAGGATGTAATTGAGGCAATGTATGGTATTTTAGGGAAAAAAGTATTTGCATCAATCCATCCTTCCTTTAGAATAACCTGTTCGTTCTGCTCAACTGTTAAAAGGATGGTATTTTATGGTCACATGTCACCAAGTATTCCTACTAAGGGAGTTGATGAGTACAGAGGAAGCTTACTTTACTGGAAAATAGTAAACTGGACCAATGAGGATGAGATTTACTCATACCTGTTAAAGAATGGAGCTCCAGGAGCATGTAATGATGGTAACCCACTAAAATCAATGAGAAATATGATTGAATTATCATACAACTATATCAGAGAAATGGAGAAAACAGCAAAATGAAGAAATTTCTAATACTTATCACTCCCCTGGGAAAGAAATATGCTGGGATGATCAGCAGATCCATTATTTTCCAGGCGAAGAGGGACGGAGAGGATGTCAAAGTTGACATCTCTACTCCAGGATGTAATATGGATGGATACTCGTGCATCCATCCCCGTACAGCCTCTCCAAAGGCTGCATGGCTGTCCAATGCTGAGAAACTCCAGACTTTTGGGGTACAAGTAATTAACTCTCCTGCCACTGTAAGACTCACATCTGATAAGATGAGATGTTCTGATGTTCTCATCAGAGCGGGTGTATCTCATCCGGATAGTATCTCCTACACAAAAGGAGATGTTGCATCTTTCGAGTCGGTACTGGAGTTGCTTAGGGGTGGTTTGGCAATTGCCAAACCTACAACTTCACTCTCTCAGGGACAGCATGTGACAAAGTTTGATCTTCCCAATTCCTTTGATGAGTTTGAGAGGCTTGTAAATGGAGTTCCTGGAAAGCAAATTGTAGTACAAAGGTTTGTTCAGTACACAGGAATTCACAGAGTAATTGTAATTGGAGGAGTTCCAAAGAACTTTACTTTTGTTGACAGAGTTTCTTTCCATCCAGAACAGTGGAAGGTCTCGGTGTGTCTATCCAAAACAAAGAGACTAGTTACTAATCCTCCAAAAGATCTTCTCGATGTTGCTGTAAAAGCACAGATGGCTGTCGGAGGTGACATCAATTTTATTGATGTCTTTGAGACACCAGATGGTTATACCATGAGTGAGATTAATACAGCATGTTCTCTGATCAAGCACGAGAAAATGGCAAGAGAAGCCGGAGTAAGGGGGTGGAATATCCATGCCAGTATTGCAAAACTGTTGTTAAGAAAAACAGCTTAAGGAGATAAAATGTATACTATCCTGACAAATGTAAATTCTGTATTAAGAAAAACTGCCAATATCATGGCAGAAGAACTTGGACAAAAGTGGAGAGTGGTTACAAAGCTTTCTGATGGAGTTCCCCCCACTGTAAGATGGGGAACATCCAAATCCTGGTTCCAGAAAGATACTGATCTCAACTCTCCATACTGTATAAATACTGCTGGAGTGAAAACGAAATTAGCTGAGGTATTGAGAAATGCTGGAATATCTCACGTAGAATTTTTTAATGATACTCCAACGAGATATCCAGTAGTTGTAAGAAAAATGATCAATGTTGGTGGGGGTAGAGGTATCGTAATTGTTAAGAATGAGAGTGAATTCCAGCAATATATTGGAAATACATTCTCATATTGGTATGACTTTCAATTCGAGTTGGGAGTTCATGTACTGGATGGTAGAATTGCCAGAGTTTTTAAGAAGGTGTGGCCAGAAGAATTAACTCCCCAAGAGTTTCCAATCAGGAATACCCAACTTGGTTGGGAGTACAGGTTAAGAAATATTGAAAAATACAAAAAACTCCCACAATTTGTGAGTGGTATTTACAGTGTATTCCCAATAAGGATGTGTAGAATGGATATTGGATGGGATGATACCAATAAAACATACAGACTTATTGAGATTAATTCTGCTCCAGATCTGTCTAATAACAGCAACACCAGAGAACTGTACACTAATTTTATTAAGGAGGTGGTAAATGCCATCACCAATTAAGGTTCTTGATTGGTTGGGAATAGAGCTGGAAACATCTATTCTTTCCAGAGAAGAACTGTCAAAACTTTTGCAGATTGGAATTGGAAAGAACCTGAAAGAATTTGTACAGGACATTCACAGAGATGCAAGTACAGAAAGTCCAATGTATGAGTTTTCCGGATTGAGATTACTAAGATCCCCGAATGAGGGAGATGTTATATCCTTCATGGGAGATACCCTATATGGGCACAGCTCTGTTGTGGGAGGAGAGATTGTATCACAACCACTAACAGAGGAAGAGAAGAATGTATTTCTCCACAGAATTATACCCCTTATTTCCAATAATGGGGTATCTGCTGATCCGAGGTCTGCTCTACATTTCCATGTTGGTTTTCCATACTACCATGAGAATATGGTAAAAGCCCTCATGGTAGCCAGGGTCGTTGATCCTGTCCTATTCAGAATTGCAGGAATGGGGGGTTTTTACAGAGGAGAGATAAACAGCAGTATATTTGCAAGACCTGTAGGTTCACCTCCAGCAGTAAAAGATATGGATAATAGATGGTGGAAAATGAACCCTCTGCGGGCCGTATCTTCAACTAATTTGGCAGACTTCTGGAAAATGTATGCGGGTATCTCAGATCTTGAGAGACCCGATAGAAGCTTTCCAATCAGGTATTCAAGTGTTAATCTTTTTTCAGTGCTCGCACACGGGACTCTGGAATACAGACATTTTAATAGTACAAATATTCCTGTATTTGCATCCAATGTTGGAGGCCTGTGTATGCTGATTACTAAGCTGATAGATAGACTCAGCATACCTGAAATCAATAATCTGCCAGTTTTGCCTTATATCTTTAATGGTTTTCAGGATAAGGTATTGTTTGACTTGCTGGAGAATCTTATAAAGATGGCCAGGAGTAAGGGTATTAATACATGTGTGTCATTAGATGTAATAAAAAATATCTTTAAGGTCACACCGCACCCTGTAATACAAATGGGAGACTATAAAACTCACTCCAAATACAAATTTAATTCCATGACACCTCAGAAATGTGGTTGGACTGAGTGTAGTCCTCTAGAATCTGGACACATTGATATTCATACATTTGGATTTTAATTAGGAGACTATATGTGTAATCTAATATTCGCTAATTTGGGAGATACCAAGCTTAATATTGCTATAATTGAGATTATAGCATCCATCGGATCTTTGGCCAGACATGATGACGGGTTTGGTATTTTTTCTCCGGCAACGGGGCTATGGAAAACTGAGCAATCTGCTCATCTGTATAATAAACTGGGAAAAAATGTCTTTGATATGTTTAATGGTGTTCCAACAGATGGTGGTGTAATGGGACATATTAGAGCAGCATCTCCAAACATTCCCGTAACAGTTGAAAATGCTCACCCATTCGATGGAGAGAGATTTGTTCTAGCCCACAATGGGAGGCTATATACGAAAGATGATAAAACACCGGTCGTAGCCAGTGATGAGTCTACAGGTTCTGACTCTTTGATGTTTCTACACAGGCTGGAAAAGATACCTCTAAAAAAGAATGTATGGAATGGGCTTGTTGATACCATGAGAGAATTTAGAGGTACATTTGCATTTCTAATCTATGACAAAAGTAGTGAGGAATTTTACGCAGCAAGAGGTAAGAATAAAAAACTATTTATAGCATTTATTGGAGATAGATATGTGATCACGACAGAAGAAAATAATCTAAAATTCTCTGTAAATCTTCTGATAAACATGTCCCAAATACTGGGAAAGGATCTCTCAGATGAGACTGTAGATATACAAGAAATTCCAGAAAACTCTATTCATAGATTGGATAAGAATAGCATTGTACATGTTTCAAAGATTCAGGAGACCGAAGATCCAGTGGTGCAACGGCCTATTACTGTAGGCACAAAATCTGTGAGTGGAATGAAGGGAATACTGTGGGAAGATCCTGTATCCATTAGTAAGTGGGCTAAAGGTCAAGGTCTACTGCCCAGAGATATGGATGTGATATGGAAAGTATTATTTGGACATGGTATTCTCGCTGCAGAGATGTGGGAGATGGACAAATTTATTAACAAAGTAATTCCAAAAATATCTGCGGATAAACGTGCATTAAAGTTTTGTCATAAACTCAGAATGTTGCCTTTTTACAGGTATTACTACATGAGACACGTATCCAAGAATGAAAAATCTGAATTTCCCTGGAATTTGTGGACTCTAAATGAACTAAGAGAGTTCGCAGATAAAGAGGAAAAATCCAAGAAAGTTGGAGACTGAAATGTATTTTATCGGACAGAGTAGGATAATGAATGAGCTGTCAGTACTCCTAAAACAGCTGTATAGCTCAAGATCTGGAACTAATATCCTAATCAGAGGACCATCTGGTTGGGGAAAGACACGTATGGCTCTCGGTATATGTAACTATTTGTCAGGGAGAGATTTCTACATGGCAGTAGGAAGCTACGCTCGAAATGATAAATGGGTACAGTTTATTGACGAGTGCCACCTAATAAATGATCCAGAATTCATGTATGAAGTTATGGACATGAAAAAGTATGTTATGATATTCTGTACCAATGATGCATCCATACTCAAGGAAGCATTTGTTAATAGGTGTACATATAGCTTCTATATGGAGCCATACACCGATGAAGAGCTATTTGAAATGGTAGGAAGATCACTGAGGATAAGACTTCTTCCTGAATCTATTAAATATTTAATAGATTCAGGAGGTGGAAATCCAAGATTAATTCTAGGATTAGCATCCAGAATTAATACTCTACATGATGGAGGAGTCATAGAAAGTTTAAGTCATGAGGACTTTGTTAATATTCTCGATAAGTTTATGGGAATTAGGTATAGTTTAAGCCCTGCATGTACCAGGTACTTAAGTGTTCTTAGAGATATTGGAGGAACTGCATCACTGGATACAATGGCTTCAATGTTAAGAATGGATAAAAGCACGATAAGGTCTGAGATAGAGCCTGTATTACTGTACAAAAATTTGATAACCATCTCCAGTAAAGGAAGGAAGATAAAAAATGACAACTACACTGACTAAAGTAGTGAGAACAAGTGACGATGTGTTTGTTTCCAGAACTCTTTATGAGTTCAAAGCAGATCTAGGAAAAGATGTTAAATTTTGCTATGTACCAGCTACAGACATTGTATTGATTAAAAGAACGTCTCAAACAAATATTGATGTATGTTTCCTGTATTGCATCCACCACAACCATGCTGATATCTGGACAAAACTGGATGGAGATAAAACTGTAACAAGAATTGCTCAGCTATCTGTCGGAAGTTACGCATTTTACTCATTAAGAGATGAGAGGATCATTGATGATAATGACTTCTCAAGATTTATTCGTAAAGCAAAAATAAGTGATGAAAGGCCTCTGCTGGCATATATCATAAAGAGTTCACTAAACTCTGGTATTGACAAAGTATACTTTGTTACACCAACAATCAAAGAAACATACGAAAAATGTATTAGAATGACAGAATCTCGAAATTTCCTTATCGAAATTGCTATTACTGCTCCTGGACAGAGATTATTTGAAGCCCTCAATGTAGCATCAGGTGATTTTAATGAGTATGACGAGAATGATCATGCTCCTGGAGGTGTTACTGCTGACTTGATGATACCTCAAGAGTCTAACATACCAGAATATTTGTCCTATAATAGATTATTAAAGATCAAAAAACAAGTATTCCCAGACGCTACTGATAGAGAAGAAAGACCCCTTACTTTATCTGATGCTGTAGAATCTATTGGTATTAACGTTCTGCTGGACTCTCTATATCCAGATGACCGTGTAGAACTGGAAATAGACATGATGGAGGACTTCTTTAAGAAGGTAACGCTGACGAAGTTTAACAACGGATCTGCCATGTGTGCAGTAACATTACAAACACCATCTCATGGTAAGGAGGTATACGATAAAATAGAAAGTTCTCTAGGAACAGATCTTTTCTTCCTGCTTGAAGGAACGGATATTTAGTTAGAGAGGAGATAAAAATGCAAGTATTCTGTAGTAAGTGTAAGTGTCCTGTAAAGCTCACTGGAACAATTTCTACTGTTGCAACCATTGTTGGGATCTCTCCAACCCCCAGTGGAATGGGTAAAATCACCCTGGGAGAGCGTGGAGAGTTCACCACCGCAGTTACATATAAGTGTTCATCGTGTGGACACAATGATACCATCAGTAACTCCTACGTGTGTTGCTCTCAGTGCGGAGATCAGTATGAGATCAAGGAGATGTATTGGTCTTATATCACAGGGACCACATGTAGTAAGTGTAAAACATCTGAGACCTTGATAAAAGACTACAGTGATATTCAATCATTCAGATGGCACAGAATGTCCACTATTCTTGGAAAAGGAGATACAAATGAGTAAAAAACTTCTATATGGGGCAGATCCTGAGTACTTCGCTACTGAACCTGGAACAGACAATGTAATTCCTCCAATCTTCTTTAGAAAGTTTGCTGGAGCGTCTGTGGAGGTAGTGAATGGGGCTGAAAATCACCCTATCTTTTTTAAGAGGGGTAAGGCTTTTATCCACGAGGATGGAGCTGCATTTGAAATGAGTCTGCCTCCAAGAGAGAGATGGCAAGACCTTTGGGATGATATTCAAGATCTTAAAAATGCTTTTGATCTGTCAGCCTATCCTTTTGTAGAGCCCAAACTAAAGGCTCTGCCTACTGCAACTTGGCAAGTAGAAAGATGGTTGGAGACTGGAGATGATGATTTCAAATTCTGTACAAGATTCGGATGTGACCGAGACGAAGATGCGTTCCTCATTGAAGAGGAGCAGGATGAAGAGGATGCGTCTCTGCACCCATTCAGATATGCAGGAGGACACGCTCACTTCTCAGGACTTGAGATCTTCGAGAGGAGACCTCTGGATGTTGTTAGAGGGCTGGCATTTACTGCAGGAATTTGTGCCATGCTGTACTCTGACACTCCTAAGGAGGATAAGCTCAGGGTGTACAGATATGGAAAACCTGGAAAATTTCGTGTACAACATTACTCTAATGGGGCGGTTGGTATCGAGTACAGAACTCCATCCACTCGCTGGACGGATAACAAAGAACTTGCTCAAAAGATCTTTGAAGCAGCACAATATTGCTTCTATGAGCTTGTACCCTCTGGGAGGGTAGAAAGGATCTATAGTGATATGCGGGATACTCTAATTGCTGCATTTAGAGGTATGAATAAATCGGTTCTATCTGATATTCTGAAGGAGGTTATGGTATGAATGTCCTATTTGCAAGCAGAACTCTCTCTCAAGCGGTTGCTGAAAAACTCTCAAAACACAATATCTTCTTTTCTGAAAATAGAGATAGGAAAACCACATACGATCTCGTGATTTTTACAGGAGGTAGCGATATCCATCCAGAGGCTTATGGAGAACGTGTGAATGGAGCAGTCGGCTTTGACACTGATAGAGATAGTCATGAACTGGCACTTCTCCAAGATATCTATGGAGGATACATCAAGGTCAGGAAACTTCTAGGAATCTGTAGAGGTATGCAAATGTTACATGTCGCTAGAGGTGGTAGACTTATTCAACACATTCCAAACGCTCACAGGTCCTATCATACATTAAAGTGGCTGGAACATGGACCTCTTGATACCTTTGCTATGGTAAACTCTCTACATCATCAATGCATTATTCCGGATGGAAGACAGAGAGTTTTAGCTATGCATGAAGATGGAGATCCAGAGGCCACTTATTTTTCCTATAATGGAATTGAACAACTTGGAGTTCAATGGCATCCAGAGTGGATGACCAATGCAGAAGATTTCTTTGATATAATCATCAAATGGGTCAATGGAGGTACTATTGTAAAATGATGTTCACAGATATAAAGATTAGATCTCCCTGTTAAAGATCTATAATCATAAATAATAAACTACAAAGAAAAGAGGAAAACAAATGTTAATCAATGCTAAGATATTACTAATTCCCACATCTATGTATGGAAAGAGGTGTGGAAAGATTCCTATTACTAAAGTTAAAGACCCCGCAGAAGCAGTAATACTGGCTGTAGAGAACTGTATCAATGATAGGAATTTTACTACGCTTGAGTTGCAAATTGCAGACCCTGTAGAGTGCAGAGAAGTACTGGTTTCAAGGATTATAAGAAACATCAGGGACATTAATTCCATATTTAGGATCGGTCTCCCTAAAGATAGTGGTGAAAGACCTTCAAGATATAGATCTTTCACTATTGAGATAGAAATGCTGAAAGGATTCTATCCAGAGAAATATAATGCAAAGACAGGCACGAAACTCTCACGCATTATAGATGCATCTGTAAAGTTTAATAGAAAGAGAGACAAGGTATACTTTAAGATTGATCCAAAAAATACAGATATCCTATTTACATCGGCGCAGATCTCTGCATGTCTCCTCTTTCTAAGAACTCCAGATATTGTTGACCGTATAAATGAAATTCCTGGTGCTCTAACTTTTAATATCTTCAACAGCCTCACAGATTTAGCAGTATTAAAAAATGATATTCATCTCTTAGAAATACTGGCAGTTTTGCGTGTAATTCAGGGGAGGTCATTTGTACACAATGGGCCAATTAACCTCCTTTGGAGATTAGCAGATATTAAAAATATGATAGACAACAAAATTGAAAGAGCAACACAGGTAAGGAGTTAATATGCGATATCACAAAGAAGTATATGCCCCTCCCTGGTGGGAGAAAGAGGTAGGTGATCTGGTAAAGAAGATTAATTCCAAAGAGGTGAGATGGACAGAACACTCTGAGGATAAGTTGTTTGATCTTCCTCCACGTCTAAGAAGAAATATTATTAAATTTATTACTTGCATGTGGATAGATACATCTATGGTATTTGAAGTTTACAGAGCTGATAGTATCTACAAGTTTTGTCTAAGAGTTCAAAGTCCGATCTCAAACAACGATATGGTAGTAGTAATGACCTCAGACAAAAAAGTTGTAACATTCTACTTCAATAGGACAGAAGACATGCACTCAAACCTAAATGAGGAAGTATATGAAAGAGAGGAAAAATGCCAGCAAGAGTGAGAAATGTTGTAATCGAGAATGGAGAGGTGGTGGTTCTTCCAAGCATGGAGGACATTGAAGATCTCAAAATTGGACATGCAAATGGGAAGATGTACTTTGCTACCAGTGACAGGTATCTCTTCAAACTCCATAATGTGAATGAATCATATATGTGGATAGGTATGTGGAATAGTATTTGCTGTATTGAAAAGACTTTCAAAACAATGGAGGAGGCAATTGTGTATATGTTAAATGACAGATACAAGGTAAAACAAATTCCATACTCATGCTTCGATCATATATATTAAGTACAATTACTAAAAGGAGGCACAATGTTTAAGATCTTTGTTAGAATCCTGACGTTTCTTTTCCTGTTTTCAACATCCATGTCCTTTATCTGGATCTACCTGCGAGAGGAATTAAAGTTTGTTCCTGAGAGTGTGGTAGAAGTACAACTTATGGGGTTAGGATATTTTGTACTAGTGTGTATTGGACTTGGGATCAATCCAGTTGATAGTCTATCCAAGTAAAAAAGAGATAATATGAATAACATGGTAGCAAGTAAGGCAGAGCGTGTACGAAGAAGATTAAATACTGGATCTATTACTACAGAGAGGGTCGTTGACTTTCTCGCTGTAATGAACGCCATTAATACTTCCCATATTTTTAAGGAGGATGTGCATGACAGAATGTTCTTAGAGTTGGACCCACTCTCAGAGATGAGAAACGATCACTACTTCTACGTGAGGAGAAACCGGCTCAGGAATCAGGATGCAAAAGATCTTTTCGATGTAATTAGATACGCATGTAATATCCCCGTAGAGCTCAGTAATGATGGTGAAGAGGTGACAAAATTACTCTTCTGGGTGAGTTACTAAATAGTTCCGCTACCGTGAACCTATAACGGAGAGAAAGAGAAGGCAAAAATGATTAAGAAGATGCTAATTGTTATGGCAGTGCTAATGATGCTCCTGTCAGGATGTGCAGAGGCGGACGTGGCATCAGAGAATTTGTCAAAAAAGGCAGATTACTTTGAGGTTACTCGCCGCATCGTATTCTACAACGGAATCACTGGAGACTACATTCTGGTCATTGAAGGGTTGTGCTCTCTCGGCAACTACGATGCATTAGGGGAGTTGTCAGTGACATGTAAAGTTGGTCCTGAGGAGTATAAGAAACACTTTTTGGGATTATCTGATAACGTCACATATTTTGCTGAGCAGATTGAGGCAGTCAAAACAGATGTATACCATTACAAGGTGATTTTCCGGCCCTCAGTTATCGTTCCAGACGTAGATGTTAAATAGTATCCTGTAACTAAAAAAGCCCCCAGAGATAAAACTCTGGGGGCTTTTTAATTTAAATTTTTTCGTGTGGTTATTAGAGTGAGAACTCTATGCTACATCACAAAATGAAAACCCACAATCTGGATCTGAACACTTGGAGCACCCACTCTCATGAATAAGAGGTTTTTCACAAACAGGGCACATATCTTTTTTGATATTCTTTGGTTTCAGTACTTCTATATCTCTAGACCCATTTCTATAAACTGTTATACCTTTTACTCCCAATTTCCATGCATATAAAAAGGACTCATATATAGTATCTTTGTCTGTTGAGTTGGGGAAATTTATAGTCTTACTCACACCACTATCAACAAATTTTTGGGCTGTGGCTTGTGTCTCAATGTGCTCTTGCCATGTGACCTCAACCGCTCCATTTGAGGATACTGAGCATCTATACCAGGGGAGTTTTGAAAGCTCTGTATGGTCAAACTCATATTCTCCAGTCTTATCCTCTCTTTTCGTAAGATCAGAGAAGAATGGCTCGATACCTGAGTTGCATCCTGCTATCAAACTTATAGTACCAGTTGGGGCTATAGTCAATAGAGTGATATTTCTTCTTGGATTTGGAAGTACAGAGCACGACTTTGGAACTCCTCTCTCTTCACCGAGGGTTATGGACTCTTCAGTGGCTATTGTTCTAATGAACGATAATATAAAAGCAAGCTCTTCATTAGCCTGTCTGGAGCCATATGCTACACCCCTGAGTAAATAATAGTCAGCTAAGCCCATAATTCCAAGACCTATAGGTCTATTCTCTTCGGACCATCTGGCAATATCATTAGTGGGGTATGAAGATACACTAACTACATCATCTAAAAACCTCACTGATAATCTAACTGCTAATTCCAGCATCTCAACATTAATGGAGTTATCATCTCTCAGAAACTTTGAAATATCCAAACTCCCAAGATTGCATACACCATTAGGCGGAAGTGGTTGTTCTCCACACGGGTTAGTAGCTTGTATCACCTGCCCAGAAAACCTATAAGGGGAATTATTAATTTGGTCAAAAAATAGGATTCCAGGTTCACCATTTTTCCATGCGCTATCAACAATTAACCTAAAAAGATGTCCGACACTTAAAACATATGTATCTGGATGAACGTGTTTTAGATCCTCCTCCAACATTACTGTTGGGTAATAGATTCCTGGACCTGGATCACGCAGTAAGTATCCTTCCCCCCAACCATCAAAAAATACCCTGTGTGGCTTATCAGGAGTACTTTTTACCGCCTCCATGAAAGAATCGTCAACAACTACTGATATATTGGTTGTTCTCATGACACCTTCCGTACTTTTGGCATTAATAAACTCCATTATATCTGGATGGTATACGCTCATTGTACCCATCATGGCCATTTCCCTGAAACCAGCCTGTGTCATAACTTCCATATCGTGACATATTGTATTAAAAAATGCTACAGGCCCACCAGCATATCCGTGAGTACTGCCATTGACAAGAGATTTTTTAGGTCTAAGATTTGATAAAGTGGTCCCACAACCACCACCCTTCTTGGCTATAAGAGCGAAATCCAGCTTTGTTTTATAAATGCTTTCGATACTATCCTTAAAGTCTACTACAAAACATGCCGACAATCCACCACCTACAGTCCCTGAATTGAAAAGACATGGGCTATTAGGAATAAAGTACCTGTTTGCTATCATCTCCCTTGTAAGGGCTTTTGTAGTAGGGTCTTCATACACCATAACATGATTAACAACTCTGTCAGCAATATCCTCCCAAGACTTTTCACCCTTTTTAAAATACCGCTTGTGTAGAATATTCATTGCGGTATCTGTAATATCATTTACTTTAAAAAATACCATACTTCCTCCAAGTTGACAAGTTTACCCCCAAGAAAACTTGGGGGTAATTTAGTTTAATTTCATTATACCACATAATACTATTCTGTGATATTTCTACCGTCTACTGGAAGAAGCTGTGAATACCCCTCAAGAATCTTTCTTTCCGCTTGCAAATCTCTTTGATTTGCATTTTCCTCTGTAAACTTATTTGGGAAGCGAGCATGTAACTTGCTAATATTTTGTTCCAAAATTTTCTCAAAATCAATGCTAAGAATATTACACATATTAGCTAAATACCACATTATATCCCCTAATTCTTCCTCAATATTTACAAGATCTAGTTCTCTTCCATACGCAAGAGCCTTCTTGTACTGGTCCAATAACTCACCAGACTCTGTAGAGATACCGATAACCATGTGCAGCTGGTTTTTAAGACTATCCCCCAAATCTGGGAGAGTCCTTTTTGTTGATTCCATATATTCTTTAAGATTCATTTTTACTCCCGTGTCTAATTCCGAATTCCACTCCAGCATAAAAAATACTATATAGAAGTGCGTTGATAGTATTTATAAATGTTTTAGATTCTTTAATATACTCTGATGAGTTCGCATAGATATCTTCAAATATTTTTCTTATTATATTATCGTACTCTTCAACAATGGCTTCTTCAGAAATATCTTCCATTTTATAACTCCTTCTCTAAGTTTTGTCTAAGCTCTAGCATGGAATAAACAGTATTGTATGCGTTACTCATGTGCGTATTCCAGGGTCTATTATACATAAAGGCATGTGTCACTTTACTCAAATTTTTAATCTGATATACAGAATCTTCCACAGAAAAATCAATCGAGTATAGTCTTGCAAGAGTTGCTTTATCACTCTCAAATATTAAATTATCTCCCTGTGGAAAATTAAAATCTCTGAAATACTTCTCTGTTACTCTCATTACACTAGTTGGTCTACTAGTAACATAATAAATATCAAAAATATTATTGGCCCAAGTAAGAAAATCTTTAACATCTTTTGATGGTGAAATTCCATAATAGTACATCGGTATACTGCATATATAGTCCTGGTACTCTGTGGACTGGTTATGCACAAACACTGTCCAGAAATGATTGAAATCCATGTCTGGATTCACTTCCCTGTGTACGACATAATGCCAGTCATAAAGTACTCCGTCTAAGTCCAAAAGAATCTTTTTCATTTTACACCTCGAATACATAAGTAGAATTAGAAATCAAGTCTTTAAATCCTTCCAGTGTACCGCCGTCTCTAAAGAAGTCAACAGTATCATACTTTTCGGGCTTTTCCCTATACTTAACTATACGAACTCTGCCTGTTCCTAAAGATTCTGCTACCTTTTTAGATGCTAAATACCCTGCCTTATCATTATCTGCAATATAAAAAATGTTATCTACTCTTGTAAAGTATTTAACCCACGATGAATTCCAATGATTTGCACCGTTTGTAGTACACACACACGGAAATCCCAGTTGATTTAGTAGTATACAATCAACCATGCCCTCTGTAATGTATGCAGTATCTGTAAACTGTAGAATGTTCTTATTAAATAAAACTGGCTTAAAATCAATATCCTTGTACCACATACGAATATTCTTGGGGTCGTCCCTTCTACACTGAAAGTTTACAAACCTATCATTATCATAAATGGGTATCAGACTCCACCCATCATAAAATCCTAGTCTGTACATATCTATTGTAGAATCTTTGAGACCACGCTTATACCAGTAATCTCTAAAATGTTTACCAAGATTATAAAAAGAATCTATCAGTTTAGAAAACTTTACCTGGACTCCAGTGGATTTTACTTCATCTGAAAATGGGTCAGCGTGATTTTTTATCAGCTCCCTAGCCGACTTTACATCCATCTGTCTGACCTTTACTAAATATTCTAAAGGTCCTCCACTAAATCCTCTCGAATTGAAATAGAAAACATTCTTCTCATTATCTATAACTAATGAGGAGTGTATGTCAGACCTTAGCCATCTCCCTCTTCCAGATATTCCAAAGTCTTCTTTAACTAGTTCCTGTAGTAGCATTTAGCCTCTCTTCCGCTATTGCACAATAAGAAGGTGATATGTCTACTCCTATATAATTTCTTCCAAGATTCTTTGCACTAACACATGTTGTCCCTGACCCAACAAATGGGTCCAATATCAGATTACCTGGCTTAGATGCTCTGCTTATTATCCAATCTGCCCACTCTATTGGCTTTGGGACTGGATGATTAAATGTTCCCTTTTTAGGGCTTGGTTTTGTCTGAAAAAAGTCATGCATTACTACTCCCTTGTTTTTTCCATATACAAGGTGTGGCTCATAGTCATTGAATCCTACAAAACTTCTATGGCCAGTTGATCCCTTATACCATATAATCAACCAATCTGGAGGAAAGTTATCATATATCCATTTCATTCTGGCAATCTTACAAGATGGAAGTATTGCCATAGTTGATACCCTAATAATCTCTGGTAATGCTTTGCCCATCAGTTTAAACCACTCATCTTCTGTATCACTATATGTATCATAATCTATTCCAATACCGTATGGCGGGTCTGTTAAAACTAGGTCTACAGACTTGTCTGGAAGTGTTCTCATAAATTCAATACAGTCTGCTGTATAAATCTTATTAATTTCAGGAAACATTTAACCTCTTTTCTGCGAGTGAGAAAACATTCTTATCTATTTCTATACCTGTATAATTTCTATTAGAGTATCTACACACTTCACCAAGTGTACCAGAACCCATAAATAAATCTAGCACGTTATCACCTTCATCAGTAAAAGGTAATAGTAATCTTTCCATTAACCATAAAGGTTTCTGCCACTGTATATTTCTACCACTATCTGTTTTTACTCTTTCTTTACTAACTGTAGAAAAGGATACCTTATCATAAAAAACAGATGCTGGTACTTTTGTTCCAGTGCCCTTCTTATCAAACTTTGTTCCCGCTGTTGCTTTAGGAATCAAAATAGAATCTGAGTTCCATTTCCATGTCGTAGAATTTGAATAAACCAGTATATCGTCATGTTTCTGTGCAAATCTATTTTTAGGGACCCCTCCCCAATCATTTATATATATTAACCAGTTTACAAATGACATCCCTAACATATCAAGATGCCTTTTAACCTCACATACTGTATGATAATCTGTTTGCACAACGAATATGCATCTGTCTTTCATCCTGGATATGGCATGATTAATCCATTCAAGATTTAAATTTTCATATATCATATCAGCATAAATAAAATCATACATAACATTGTCTCTTTTAATAAAGGATATGTTATCTTCATTAATTATTCTTATTGTCATTTGAATAGAATCCCTCTCCTACAAATACAATTCCTGGTTTTACTATAATCTTTATAGTGCTGTTACTCCCGCATTTTGGACATGCGGGAGATTTAACAGCATGCTTTATATCTATAAAAGATTTGTCAAAATATTTAAGACACTTTGTACACTTATACGAATAGGTCAGCATATTTCTCTTTTCTCATCTTCTTTTTGTGCTTACTCTTTTTCTTGACATCTCTCTTATTTATTTGTTCTTCGATGGTAAATACGCTCTTTGAGTCCATTACCATACCGTAGCGTTTCTTTCTGTTTTTACGCTCTCTAACTGTAGCTTTAGTTATATTCATTTCCTCTATTTCCAGTTAGCATCTTGCAGAACTTTTGCCACCTTCTTTGGCGATTCAATTTCTTCTGATCTCTTATCATTGCCTTATGCCGTCTGGCATCTTGTCTGCGTTCTCTTTCATCATCTCTAATCTCTGCCTTTGTTTTTCCAAACATTTCTACCTACCTTTCTTTATAATACTTTCAAACTCTTCTTTTGTAATTTGTCTAACATCTCCTGCACTGGTCACATAATATATATCACACAACCAACAATGAAGAAAGTGGTGTGGTAAAACCCATACGTCATCCAAACAGGAGTTACACACAAAACATTTTTTTCTCATTTGTTTCCCCTTAAATATCTAGTTAAAGTTCTAGTAAGAGTGTCTGACAACAGATCATCATCTTTAGTATACAGAAAATTTATCAATCGGTTTAGGTCTGGTTTAGATAGTGGCACATAAATTAATTCATGTGCATCTCTACATTGGTCTGCTTTAAACTCTGTAGGGAACTCCTTTTCACAATAACTGCAATACCACTTGTCTTTTTTATTAATAGCCACCAGTACCTACCTGTTCAACCTGTATCATATAAATACCACTCAATGCCTTTGAACACTCCTCAAACAGTCTACACAGAATATCATTACTGGAGTTTTTATTGATTGTAAAAGGAAACTTTACAGTCACCTTTTTTTGTCCATGTGAACTAAAACATTTACAGGAATATTTAATCATTATGCTCCTTTCATTAGAAACACTGTCATTGCGGCTGTACCTACTACTAGAAAAATCTCCCATGTTGCAAGGATGTAGGCATCATATACAGTTGTAGTACCAGTAACAATTCTTTTGTAAATACTTTTTAGTAACATAAAAATTTTCTCCTTCCACAGTATGAGCATCTCCATCCGTGCCCGTGATTATAAAACCATACATAAGCTCTGCAAACAGAGCAATACATCCATCTCTCTTTTACATTACTTGTCATGCGTTATTCTTCCTTGTTTCTGCAGTAAGATCAACAAAAGTCTCTGTTCTTCCCAAATCAAACCCATATGTTAGCCACATTGAGTGAAACTGTGCCGAAGAATATTTATAAATAAGTTGTGAAGGGATTTCATCTTTTCGTTCAAAAATCGTATTTTCTCTGCTGTTTACTCTTGAAACAATATCTGGAGTAATGTATGCAATTCTGGATGTTGGAATAATTTTCTCACAACCTCTCTTTATCCAATTAATAGATGTTGCAGAGTAATCAGCATTAATAAGAAATGCAAACGGCTTATTATATTCAAACGCTTTCTCAATAAATAGGTCCTTTATCGAGAATGGGGGATTGGTTATAATACAGTCTATACTGGACAGCTCACTATCTTCCAAAGTTTCTGTTATAAAATTAAACTGCCTATCAATTATGTCTGGTTCAAATCGAATGTCTGTAGTATAAACACCGTATCTTTTAGTACCTTCCAAGCGCACGGCTATTTTACCACCACCCGCCGCACATTCCCAAATTGTGCCAACATTTTTAGGAATGAAGGGAATAAGTAAGTCAACAGCATAATTAGGCGTTTCAAATGTATCCCTGCCTTGCACGCTTTCGGGCGTTTTGGGGGGCATGGTAATGCCTTTTTTAGTGCGTAATTTGTAAGAAAATTCGGGCATTTTGGTGAAAATTCCTTTGCTTTAACCCTTGACAAATGGGTGATTTTGTGCTATAATAGGCACATCGTTAGAAAGTAAATTACCCAACGATGAACCAATTATACACCATTTTAATGATTTTGTCAAGGGTAAAAAACAAAGTGCCTCGGTAGTTCAGTGGTAGAACATCATACTTGTAATATGATTGTCAGAGGTTCGATTCCTCTTCGAGGCTCCTAAGTGGTGTGGTCAACATTCTATGGAGAGATATTTCTCTAAAAATGACAAAGACCATATATACAAAATCGTTGAGCCTGAGTAAGCCAACAGCCACAACTAGAGTATCAGAGAGGTAATAATATGGATGAAAAAGTCTACTCTGGTGTTATACACGAGATTAAAGATGGTAAAGTACACCACTGCATAACCATCACTATAACACAATATAGTAACTCAAAAATGCCTGAGAAGATAGATGATGGCTTCAAGTTAATTAGCAAGTCATCCAAGAAAGTTGGGTTTCTGGAAGTTAATGGAATTTACTTCTCTGGAACTGTACATACTTTTATATTCAAAAAGTATCTGGATTGATATGTATCCTTAGCTCATGTAGTAGAGCACCTTCCTGAAGAGAAGGGGGTGGCTAGTGCAAGTCTAGCAGGATACACAAGAGCAGTAATACACTGCTCGAAGGAGTACCATGTTACCAAAGTATCACTATGAAATTGATGCTAACACTGGGAACGAAATTAAAGTTAGAAATTATCAATGCCCTACAGGTTGTAGTGTAGGCATAGCAGACTATCTCTGCTTTACAATAAACACTGGTAAGGCCACAATTACTACAACACCTTCAAACCTATACAATGATACAGAGGAGTGTTTAAAGATTATTATAAGAAATACTTCTAAAAAGACTGTAAAGATTGGAGGACCACTTTCACAGGATTTATCCCTGCTTCAAAATGCTGTAATAGAAATACCTATAAACAGTGTAAGTAAGGTATTTCTAAGAACTGATAGTGGTAGTACAATAGTAGAGTATATGATTTTAGGGTGAGTTACTGGGCGATTGATGTAACGGGAGCCTGATTGCTTTGCAAGCAATTCGTAAGAGTTCGATTCTCTTATCGTCCACTAGTCTAATAGCATCGGCTGAGAAACTAGGACAACACTCAGTTTGTTGCCCAGGCAATAAGTACGGTAGTCATCGAAGGTAATCTGCAAAGATATTCCTCCTAGTAGTAAGAGGTAATCCCTGATGGCAAAAGGAGTGAGTTTGCTACAATAACAATAATCTCCGCCTACAAGAAAGGGTAAGCCGACCTGTAAAGTGTAAGCAGGATTATGGTGGCTAGCGTATAAATGGTAGTACACTCGTCTGTGAAACGAGAGGTGAGGGATCGTTACCCTCTGGCCGCCCCTTGAGCTTTAAGGCTCAGAGAAAGGGATAACCAATGTTAGCTGTCTTGTACGTTTCAATCAGTATAGGTGTATTTATAGCATACTTACTTGATATGGAAGGGCCTTTTGAAGGACTGCCAAAAACAATTTTTAATATACTAGGAAACTTTGTTGAGGCGTTCTTCTGGCCCATCACACTTTACATGCATATCTTTAAAAAGATTTGGGGTGATGAATGAAAAAAGACGCATTTCAAGTAGGCTACGATGTAAAAAGTAGTGTAATCACTGTTTTATCTCTGATTGGAATGATAGTATTATGTGTTGGAGCATTTTTAATTATATCATTTTTTGCTACACAGTTTCAATACTACACTCATCAGCCTGAGATGAACTATGTTGTATCAATTCCAAAAACAATTATAGGAGCACACTAATGAGAACTAAAATCGCTTGGTGCAAAAGATGTAATTCATATAGAGTCTTTATTAAGATTGGATCTATTTGGAACTGCAGAGTTTGCGGAGAACAAAAATAGAAAGATGCTCCTATCTTCTAATGGACAGGAAACTAGACTCTCAATCTAGGAATCGTGGGTTCAACTCCCCGTAGGAGCACACAAATATAAAATGTTCTTTTGGTATAATATATAGGAGATAGAATGTTAAACTTAATAAGAAACTTCATTAAGGCATACAAAGAAGCATGGCTTGAAGAGAAGGTTATCTTTATAGCCCTGTGCATATTCTTTATTGTTATCGTAGTTTTAGAAACCAGATTTTAGTGGTAAATGCTCCCTTCGTCTAGTGGTTAGGACATCTCCCTTTCAAGGAGAAGATGGTGGGTTCGACCCCCACAGGGAGCACTGAAGCATGTAAGACATTGACGACTAGTTCAATTGGCGGAACGCCTGTCTCTGGAACAGGAGGCTCCAGGTTCGATCCCTGGGTCGTCAGCTTGGGAGTGACAATGTTACTGTAGTAAAGTCTGCATACAAGTCCTTGTGGCTTAGACTCCCAAATCGAAAATCTGTAAATCCACTATGCATAATCCTGAATAGTGGATTTACAGGCTAATGGATAACATCTTCACTACATCATATCTTATTATAATTGAGTACAAGAAAGGAAAAACTAATGTATAAAATCGAGTTCGCTCATTTCCCTAACGAGGGTGGATCTGGAAAGTTTCAAGAAAATGGTAATACGCTCAAGTATGTTGGACATACTACGTGTGTAATCCTAAAAGGTGAAGAATTAATCTCCACTGGTAAAGCATTTTGTGGAGAAAAGGATAAGTATAACAAGGAAAAAGGTCGTAAAGTGGCTCTTTCCAGGGCTATTAAAAACCTTGATAGAGATACAAGAACCACTATTTGGAATGAGTACTTTTGCAGAAAGTAAAATACTGATGGGTCTGTAGCTCAATTGGCTAGAGCAAGTGCCTCTTAAGCATTAGGTTCAGAGTTCAAATCTCTGCAGACTCACTTAAGGATATATAAGATGTCATTACTTCAAGAAGTCAGAGACTATAAAGATGTTATTACTTTTGGTAAGTATAAAGGTCATACCTACAGATACATTATTGATATTGACCCATCCTATATTGACTGGCTAGATTCCCAAGAAATTGTAAAACTTCCAGCAAGGATGATGAAAAAAGTATTACATAATAAAAAAGAAAATGACATATTCTACGATGTAGATATTAGTCATGCTGACGATGACATTATTAATGGTGGATGTGACCCGAATATGTGGGGGGATTAATACACCATAAATCATCTTATGCTCCTGTAGGTTAATGGATAACCGCTTCGCTACGGACGAAGAATCTGCGAGTTCGATCCTTGCCAGGAGCTCAGTTAAATAATGGAGAGTTGGCCGAGCGGTAAGGCTCTCGTCTTGAAAACGAGTGACATCTGTAAAAGGGTGCAGGGGTTCAATTCCTCTACTCTCCGCCTTGTATCACATTTAGTAAGCAATCTAATCACAGAAGGTTGCTGAAAATCAAGTAAGAAAAGAAAGTCTTACATGCACCAGGCATACCATTAAGATGTATGTATACTATATTAAGTTTAACTGTGAGTGTGACTTATTATAGGGTTATCAGGCTGTGACGCTTGAGATTCTACCAAAAATTCAGGTAACGACTGGAAAATGGTAGACGGTTACTAGAATCCGATGCCTTGAAATAAGGTGAGTGCAGTGTGATACTTGGAAGATTGCCCGACCGGTAAGGGCTCGGTTTGCTAAACCGAAGGCATCCGTAAGGGTGAATAGGTTCGATTCCTATATCTTCCGCCTAAAAGACTAATAAGACAAAGATTGTCAAATTTCAAATTTACCCTTGACATGGCAAACATGTTGTGGTATACTAGGGGTATGTGGACGAAATGACCACCCCGCCTTTGGTGCAAACTGGGAATGGAAGTCCACATTAGCAGAAGTGGTGAAGTGGTATAACACGCTCGTCTGATAAGCGAGTATACGCAGGTCCGAATCCTGCCTTCTGCACTAATGTCTGTGTGCCAGACTATAAAAGAACGTCCTACGGTTGAAATGGGATGTGTGGAGGTCTAACATACACAGGCTGTAAGTAACTCTGTAGTGATATTGGCAGAAGAAGAGATGCAAATTAGACCAGCATCTACTGCGCTCACATTCGGTAGCAATTAAACATGGTTAGTAGGCGAATGTGTGGGGTAGACATCCCCCCAAGACGGTGATAATTACAGGCCAGTAATTTGAGTCTTGTGAACCAGAATAATCATAGACAGAGTGAAAGCTAGGAGGCCTTACAAGCTTCCCACAGACATTAACATGCTCCAGTAACTCAATGGTCAGAGTACCGCTCTTATAAGGCGTTAGTTGTAGGTTCGACTCCTACTTGGAGCACAGAAAGGAAATCTATGAACACTCATCCAACAGAAGGAGGTTTATTGAGATATCCTGAAACAGGTGGTTTTTACGAAGAGATTCCGTGTACTTGCAAGGAGGATTGTAACGATCCTTGTAGGGGAGAATGTGGTTGTAGAGCATGTGTTAATGCTTATATAGATGTCCTGGAGTATGATTAAAGGCAATGTACAAGACTACGAACAGCAAACTAAAAAAATTTTCCAGTCAATGAAAAAAAATAAAAGTAGTCTGTTTTGGGTAGAAGGCGAATATGGTTTGTCGCACCTGACTGTAAATCAGACGAGGCTCGGCCTCATGCAAGTTCGACTCTTGCTCTGCCCACATGTATTATTAATATTAATATATATTCAGGAGATGTGTCTTATGTACCAATATCAGGACACTCTGCAACCTTGATGGGAATTGGCATACCTGGGTCCCTCAAAAGCTCCCGTTTACTGGTTCGAATCCAGTAGGTTGCACTTATTGGCACTGCAATAAAAGCTCCCTTAGCTCAATTGGACAGAGCACTTCGGTCCTAACGAAGAGGTCACAGGTTCAAATCCTGTAGAGAGCACCAAGAAAGGAGATGCTATGAAAATTTTTATGGTGATAATATACTTTCCATTGTTTGTAGTATTCTTTCCCTGGATTGTAGCATACAAACTTGCTATCAAAAATACACGTATTGATTATAATCTTAGTTATCCAATGACAATTATAGTCATAGGATATGTAGCTCAGATGGTTTATTTTGCAACGATTTTCTACGTGTTTTTGCATTAGTAAAATGCTCTTGTGGCGGAATTGGTAGACGCAACTGACTTAAAATCAGTCGGGAAATTAGTACCGTAAGGGTTCGAGTCCCTTCTTGAGCACAGAAATGATAAATGGCCCATTGGTCGAGATGGATAAGGCACTTCTCTGTCACGGAAGAAACCAGGGGTTCGAGTCCCCTATGGGCCGCCTTTAGTAAGTATTTATAAACAGTAAAAGGAGACTTATGAAAACATTTTTAGTTCTATTAGGTATCTATATTACATTCGGATATGTATTTTCCATATCATATCTTTATGATGTATCAAGAACATGGAACGCACATTTTGTAGGAAGAACAACACGAGAAGTTAAATTGATGGCCATTAAGAAAGCTATAATGATGGTTGTAATGTGGCCGGTTCTTTACAAATAAGATGGCTAGGTAAGCTAATGGTAAACTGCTGATCTCCAAAATCAGTTTTCAGGGTTCGAGTCCTTGTCTGGCCGCTATTAGAAAGGAGCATATATGAATCAGTATCCTAAGGATTTACGTGATAAGCAACAGAAAAAGTTTTTAGAGAAGGGGGAAGAAGCCAGAAAAGAGTACCTGTTTCATAAGAAGTATAAGGTGGCTGTAAAACTGTCTGCACTGATTATATTCATTATGTTTATTATCAGAATCGTTATAGAAAATTAAAAATTTATTAATCCCGTCTAGCTCAATGGCAGAGCAGGAAGCTGTTAACTTCAAGGTTTGAGGTTCAAGTCCTCAGATGGGAGCTAAGGACTCGTAGTTCAGTTGGTTAGAATGTCTCTTTTACACAGAGAGGGTCGGGAGTTCGAGTCTCTCCGAGTCCACCTATATCAAAAAGAAAGGATTCTCTATGAAAGAAATCTACAAAAATCTCGATAATATTATCATATCCACTCTTATATTCATCACAGGAGTAGGCACGTTTCTGATGTTTAGATATGTTATCTAGTATAGTCTCCTATCGTATAATGGAAGTATGCTTTGCTTTGAACAAAGAGGCCTCGGTTCAATTCCCTGTAGGAGAGCCTTTACACAATAGGAAGGAGTTATCATGGCAATTCTAGTTTTGCTAGTTATTATTGTGGTACTTTTGTTTCTAGCCTACCTGTATTTATTCAAGAAATATTGGGACAAATGAAAACCATTAAGTATATTGACCCACCAGAAGGATGGAAATATGGATTTCCAAAAAAACTTCCTGATAAGATTAAGAATAAAGACATTAACAATTGGTTAATATCTCAAGGATATCCTAAGGAACTAATAGAATCCTATGGTGACAGTTTTATAGTAAGTTACTGGACATCGAATAAGCCTCCATAACTCAACTGGCTAGAGTATCTGCCTTTTAAGCAGGAAGTTCAGAGTTCAAATCTCTGTGGAGGCACTATGCGACTGTGGCTCAATGGACAGAGCAACTGCCTTCTAAGCAGTAGGTTGCAGGTTCGACCCCTGCCAGTCGCACAATTATTAGAATTTCATTAGAATTGTGAAAGTCATATGAAATTGCCCCACTTTACCCTTGACAAAATTGAAATTTGATGGTATAATAGGACATATAGGACGGCAGAAATAGGGCATATATTAATTAATATATTAATTAATATATTAATTAATATATTAATTAATAAGCGGAATAATAAAATTTATTATTCCGCTTGATAAAAAAAAATAAAAAAAAAGAAGAAGAAAGTGATTTTTATTTTACCCTTGACATATTTTAAAAATTGTGGTATAATATATACATAATAAAAAATGAAAGGAAGTAAAAAATGATTCGTTCAAGTATTCACTCAAACCAGTTTATTATTGCATCTGTCTATTACAGCGGTAAAACAGCTCATTTCTCTGTATCTGATAATCCTGTTATTCATGAGAGTTACTCAGAGGCTCTTAAGGAAGCTCAGCGTCTAGCATCTAAGTTTAATGGTAAAAAGTTTGTTGTACTTGCTATAGCCGCTATTGCTGAATTAGCTCCTGTAAGTACTCCGGTAATAACCACTTATTCACTTTAGTTTACAAACATTGGTGACTGAAAGAAATCTTGACTTCGGGAACAAGGTATTTCCATAAGAATCATACTACATGGAAAGTAGGGAAGATAGGAAAGGGTAAGGTGCTGGTAAAGATATTCTTAGGACAGTAGAATTCCTAAGATCACAGGCAATGTGTATCTCACGAAGTTACACAGTACATGTAAAACCATGTCATCACGATAAAAAGAAATTGCTACTCTTTTTGTGATGTGACCGAATACCTGGAACTTCTATCATAATCTTGCAGTTAGTGACGCAACTGCCCAATGTTTATAAATCGAGGAGTAGCTCAGTCCGGCTAGAGCACTTGCTTTGGGAGCAAGGGGTCGCAGGTTCAAATCCTGTTTCCTCGACAGTACATATTTTCAAGGAGATATTAGATGATTAATAAAAATCAAATTGTAACAATTATTCTATCAGTAATTTTACTGGGTGCTGGAATTGCTACTTTTGTAGTGACCAAGAATGATGCACTTTCAAATGAGCTTATGATTGGGTCTATGATATTTGTAGTGATTACCTTATTTCTAAAACAGTAGATTGATTGATTGCTTACAGCAAATACTACTCTTTGGCTTCATGTCAAGTATAGGGGCAATCAGTAAAATAACTTAGCGGGTGGTGGGCAAGGAGTCCAAAGAGCCTCATAAGCTCTTATAGCACAATTCAATTTTGTGACCCGCTACATGGACTTCATACAGCAACTAATAAATTTTTTCATTTGGAGAAAAAAAACCGAAGTCCGTATTTGCCGAGATAGCTCAATGGTAGAGCACTAAAAAATTTTAGTCAGTAGATTAGTATCAGCAATAACTATAACCTTTGCAGGGTAGTGGTTCTAGGTTCGACTCCTAGTCTCGGCACTAGTCACATAGGAATATGTGACTCCCACAAGCCCATTGGCGGTGCAAACCAATTAAAAAACACTTCAGAGTTTTTACCGCATAGATTTTCTCAAGGACAAAAAAATCTATGCACACTTATATAGATTTGAGGCTATGGTCTATGGGTTGGGCCTCTGCCTTCCAAGCAGATGAACTGAGTTCGAGTCTCAGTAGCCTCTTAAGTTAGATTCCTAACAGCAAACACAGGAAAAAAAATTCATTTTGAGAATTATATGTGGTTCAAATCCACAAAGAAAGGAATCAGGAATTATGAACAACCTATTTAAGGCACTTACTACAAAAGATACTTACACAGAAAATGGTATGCTAGCACACTCAACAACATCTAATCCACTATTGGACATGTTCTTCAAGATTGGAGCTACAAGACATCTAAGTGAAGTTGATATTGTAGATATCTTCTCAAAAGCATTTGCATATAATCCGACACTGGCTGTAAGATGCATGTTTTACAATCGTGATATTAGGGGAGGCCAGGGAGAAAGACGTTCATTCAGAGTCATGCTTGCATGGCTAACACAAAATTATCCTGAAACTGCTATAAACATCATTAAGTACGTTCCAGAATATGGTAGATGGGATGACCTTTTTTCTACTGTTGGTAATTCAAGAGTTTGGAAGGTAGCAACAGATTTTATTTTATTTAGTCTGAAGGCAGGAGATGCACTTTGTGCAAAGTGGATGCCTAGAGATAATAAGAAGTACAGAGAAATTGCAAATTATCTGGTAGAGACTTGGGGTATAACTCCAAAGCAGTATAGAAAGCTTATTGCTGGAAATACTAATGTAGTTGAGAGCCTGATGTGCAATGGATTGTGGAACAAGATTAATTATAACAGTGTTCCATCAAAGGCTTCTAATATCTACAGGAACTCTTTCAAGAGACACGATACAGAAAGATATAACGAATGGATTGATTCTTTGAGCAAGAAAGATACTACTTCAAAAATCAATGCCGGAGCTATTTTTCCACATGATATTGTGAAGCCTTATTATGATGGAAAACCATTAGATAGAACTTTGGAAGAGCAGTGGAAGGCTTTACCAGACTACGTTTCTGAGGGTGTTTCTTTTCTTCCAATTTGTGATGTATCAGGCTCAATGAGCAGTTACGCAGTACTTGATAAGGCCATCACACTTTCTATTTATCTTGCAGAAAGAAATAAGTCCATCTTTAAAAATGGGTTTATGACATTCTCTGGAGATGCACACTTTGTACAAATTCATTCAAAATCATTGTATGCTAAGGTACAAGAGGTGCGTAATACTAGAATTACTAGTATGTGGGAAAGCAATACAGATTTGACCAATCTTTTTAAAGTCCTTCTAGGACACGCTAGAGACGCTGAAGTGTCTCCAAGTGATATGCCTGACACACTGTTGATTCTGTCAGATATGCAATTTGACCCTTCATGGTATAACAGGAATCAAAGTGCTATGGAAATGATTAAAGAAAGTTACGAGAGATTTGGTTATAAGTTCCCTAACATAGTTTTCTGGAACCTAAGATCCTCTGATAATGTTCCTGTGAAGGCAGATACTAAGGGTACTATACTAGTGTCTGGCTATAGTCCTAGCATTATGAAAAATGTTCTTTCAAATGAGTACACTCCCGTAAACATGATGCTACGTGTATTGAATTCAGATAGGTATAGTAAGATAACTTTATGAATAACAACATAGAATCAATTGAAGTTAATATTGATAATGAACTGAGCCTGTATCTAGTATACAGGCTTGGTTCTGCCTTATGCGGGATATGCAAGGTAACACACCTTGAAACAGACATTCTTTTTATAGACACCCTTTATGTAGTTCCGTTCTTTAGGGGTAAGGGTATTGGAAAACATCTTGTACAAGCAGTGGTAGATATAGCGAAAGAAAACAATCTACACGGAGTATCTTTGGGGGTAGATGATTGTTTTTCAGGATTAGGTGCTTTCTACGAAAAGATAGGATTTAAAAGGGTTTATCAATACCCTAGTGATAATATGCATGCATGCATTTATTCAATTGTACTTGACAAAAACTAAATAGTATGGTATAATGGGGACGTGGTGGAATTTGGCAGACACGCATGCCTTAGGAGCATGTGACTAGTTCGTGAGGGTTCAACTCCCTCCGTCCCCACTACAGAAAGGATTTTTATGTCACTAAATTATATTCAAGACCTGAAAGGAGTAAGTGATTTTCTCATCAAACTAAATGATAGTGAGGTGTTGGGATTTGATACTGAAACAACAGGTCTTGATCCATTTAATGACAGACTTATATTAGTACAGTTTTCATTCAAAAATAATGATGTTTATGTAATAAATGTTAGGAATATAGGTTACGACCATTGTAAGAGTATTTTTGATAAGATAAATCAATTAAATATAAAACTTATAGCCCACAATGCTACATTCGATATAAAGTTTATATACACGCATTTTGGTATTATGTTAAAGAATGTTCATGATACTATGGTAGCAGAGGCAATTTTGACAGCGGGACTTGGAAAGTTTAAAATGTCGCTGGCAGAAGTGATACACAAATATATTGGGGTTGAAATAACAAAGGATACAAGAAAGGATTTCTTTAACTTTCCAGAGAATTCTGTAGTCTCGTATGAAATGGTAGCATATGCTGGAATAGATGTTATCCATCTTATGAATATATATAAATTACAGATGAAAGCAATGGAAGATTCTAAATCTTTAGATGTTTATAATCTGGAAATGATGGTTATTCCAGCTGTAGCCAGCATGGAGATCAATGGTGTATCCATAGATGCTGATAAATGGAAGGCATTAGTAGAAAAAGCCGAGATAGATGTAAAAGAACTGGATATAAAGATTAGAGAGTTTTTTGTGGAAAACTCTAAGATTTCTGGAAAGACATCTTTAGAGGTTGCTCATATGTTTAAGATACCAGTTAAACTAAAAAGAGATATTGAAGCATTAAGTATGATAGTGGATGCTAGCAATATAAAAAAGTGGTTAGTAGATAACATAAATCTCGGTTCTCCAAAACAACTTAAAACATGCTTACATAATGTTGGTATAAAAGTAGCAGATACAAATGAGAAAACACTAAGAAAGTTACCAAAAAATGAAGTTATAGAATTGATATTCAAGTATCGTGAGTATGATAAGAAAATAACATCATTTGGAATGAACATACTAGAGCTTGTTAATTCTAAGACTGGTAGGATACATACACATTATTCTAGCATAGGAACAGCCACCGGAAGGTTTTCTTCTTCCGTTCCAAACATGCAACAGATTCCATCAACCAATGACTATAGAAATGCCTTTATAGCTGGTGATGGAAAAAGTTTTGTTGCTATGGACTATTCACAACAAGAGTTAAGGCTTGCAGGAGCAATAAGTAACGAGGATAAGTTTATCGAAGCTTATATTAATAATACTGACTTGCACCAATTAACAGCATCATTACTTTTTGGTATTCCATTAAACAAGGTAGAAAAAAGTCAAAGAAGCATAGGCAAGTCTATAAACTTTGCTATTCTATACGGCACAACAGATTATGGTCTTAAATATAATCTTGATGTGTCTATGGAAGATGCAAGACGTTTTATTAACAACTTCTATAATGGCTATCCAAAACTGGCAATGTTTAAAGCCTATGCAGAGGAACGTATTATAGAGTTGGGTTTCTCCGTTACCCCACTTGGTAGACGCAGATATTTTACACCTAGACCAATGTTTATTACTCCAGATGAACTTGAGAAGTATTATGGAAAACTAAAGCGTGAAGGATTCAATCATATTATTCAGGGTAGTGGTGCAGATATAACAAAGATGGCACTGCAGAGAATGTTCTTTGAGAACCCATTCGGAGACAAGTTCAAACTTATTCTTCAAGTACATGATGAGATTGTAACAGAAGTTGACGATAGTGTATTAGAAGATGGTATAAAGTTTATGAAGAGTATTATGGAGCAGGTAGAACAGAGATTTTTGGGTAAAATTCCAGCAGCAGTTGATTATAAAGTTGGAAAGATGTGGAGTAAATAATGAAAGGCTGTAAAAATTGTTTCGATGGATATTTATCTGAAGAAATAGTAGAGTATGTTACAGAGGATATGGCTAAAGATGCTGGAGACCCTTCCTTAGCTGGATCTGTTTTTAGAAAGCACATTCATTATTCTTTATGTCCGTGTTGTCACGGTAGCTTTGATGCGTGTAAAGCATGTGATACTGAACATTGGGTTAACAGATACAAAAATTGCTCTCCTTATAAATTCCCAATAGAGTTATGGGATAATGGTAAATGCTCCAGATGTGGTGATACTATTAAAGATACTGGACATGTATGCAAGGATATAATAGCACTTCTTAAAGAAGAGGACAAATGACAAAAAGTGAAACATTTCTAGATAAAATATTTGAAGAATTTGATGAAAGAGTTGTTGTAAATGAGGAAAGAAAGGTAGACGTAATTCCTACAGGGAGTTTAGCATTGGACATGTCCATAGGAATTGGTGGAATACCTAGAGGTAAGATCACAGAAATCTATGGTAGTGAAGGTTCTGGGAAGACCACCCTCGCTCTAAGTATCGTAAAGAGCTGCTTAAGTATGGGGGAAAAAGCACTATACATAGATGCTGAAAACATGTTGGATTACAGCATGTTAAAGACAATGATTGGAGAAGCCTATGGGCAGGAATCTCTTATCATTACTACACCGGAAACAGCGGAAGATGCATTTAGAATGGCGGAACTCGGTCTTGAATCTGGGGATTTTGCACTTGTTATTATAGATTCAATAGGTGCTCTAGCCCCTAAAAAGGAAAAAGAGGATGACTTTGCAGATGCCAATGTAGCCCTTGTTCCAAGAATGGTATCAAAATTCTTGAGAAGAAACGCTACTGGTGCTGTAGCTAGAAACAATGTTGCACTAGTACTTCTTAATCAGGTTAGGGACAAGATAGGTGCATATATGGCATCTTTTGAAACACCTGGAGGTCACGCCCTAAAACATTTTTCATCCCTTAGAATTTCAATGTCCAGAGGTCAGGAAATCAAGGTAGGAAAAGAGACTGTAGGAATACTAACAAAGTTTACCATTAAGAAAAATAAAATGTCAGCCCCATTTAGAGGGTACTTTACTCCAATTCTTTTTGGAAAGGGTATTGATACATATGCTGATGCAGTTGACTTTTGTTCTATGTTAGGAGTTATAAAGAAAAGTGGTTCCTTCTACAAGTTTGAAGGAGAAACTCTTGGACAGGGTAAAATAGCCTCAGCAGATTATGTAAAGAGTGTGCCTGGGATGCTTGACAAATTACGTGAAAAGGTGTATAATGTGTTGAATCAGAACACATCCATAGACCTTGAAAATATGGAGGAAGTTGAGGAGGAAGAAAATGAATAAATCGCTTTCGGTTGAAAGGTTGTACTCTTTGGGGGACTATAAGAATATTAAATTTTCTGATACAATTACAGATATTCCTGGGCATGTAGCTCTTGACCAGGATGTTATGAAATTGTTATCTTATTTACAAATAGTGGATATTGAATTATCCTTTAATAGATATAAGGAATTAGTAACCAGAGCTGGAACAGAGAAGTCTGAAGATATCCTCGCATTTCTGGAGGAAGAAAGAACCCTTACGTTTCAAAATCTGGTTGACAGATTAGCAGATAAACATGGATACGGCGATTCAGCAAAAGCCGTAGTATTAAAAACACCAGAATAAGAAAAGGAGTATAATAAAATGCCATTCGCAGATACAAAGAAACCAGAGTATTCCAATAATAAAAAGACTCAGTTCATGAGTTTGGATGCCGGAACATATTTGGTTAGAATTCTAAACACAGAGGCACATGATACATACACACACTATATCAATAGAGCTACAGTAATGTGTCTTGGAGATGATTGTCCAATTTGCAGAAATAATCAGCGTATTATCATGGAAAATCCTGACCATTTCAGGGAAGAGAAGGGATACTCTTCAAAGTCCAGACGCTATGCTGTAAATGTTCTTGACAAGACACCTGTTAGAATTTGTCCAAAGTGCAACACTGAAAACGTAAATGTACCAGGAAAGTCTCCAGTATGTAAAGCATGCAATGAGATGCTGGTATCAGTAGAGCTTAAGCCGTCAAATACAGTTAAGGTATTGTCAAAAGGCGTTAGTCTATTTGACCAATTGAATAGTATTGATTTGGCAGTTCTAACTGAGACTGGAGAGCCAGTAGGAATTACTAATTATGATATTACGTTTGTTGTAAGTGGGACAGGAAAAAGCAAGTCCATCACTGCTATTCCAAGTACAAACTCAAATGCACCTATTCCAGATGGACTGGAATTACATGACCTGGAATCCTCAGTTATTAAGCTGACACCAGATGAGATGCTAGATGTTCAGAGGGGAGTAACCCTTAAGGACATCTTTGCATCAAGGCGTGCAACATCTCTGGAAAAGGATATTGATAGTTCAGATATCGTAGCTGATGCCAGGGAACAAGTTCAAAATTTATTTAAGGAGTAGAAATGCCTACAATTGATTACCTTTCCATTGGTGCTATCTTCACAGCAATTTACATTCTTCTAAAGTTCTTCTGGGCAGATTTCCCTCTAACCCAGGACCTGTTTGTTCAGGTTTGGGTAGCCATTCTTACACTGATTGGTTATAATATTACCGATAAGCCAAGAACAGCCCTAAAGGGATTTTTACAGAAAAAATTTAGTAAGTAATTAAAGGTATGGAATGTGAAAGTCATGTATACGACCTTTTATAGGTACGAGAGATTATAGGTGCAAATCCTACCCATACTTATAGATTAAATCATTATTAAAGGAGGCACTGCCTTTTGAAGTACATATATAGTATCATTATAGCACTTGTACTGGTTTTTAATACTGTCTCTTATGTAAGTGCAGATGATGGAATGGGGAATGGTGGAAGTCTGCAAAGAATTGTTTCAATAGAAAATAAAATTTTAACAAGAAAAGTAGAGCATTACTATTATAGTTTAGCAAGACAGGCATGGAACTTTAGACCTTTCTTCAGTATAAAAGCAGAAGATTACAAAGAATATTTTAGTGATGGGTTTCTTGATGAAGCCGAGAGAAAATTACTTTACACTAATTATTATTCAGAAATGCCAAAAAGTTTTACATGCAGTGCTACACTTTATGGGTCTGATATAGGGGCTATGAGAGAGGTTTTGTCTTATGGAGAATGGATACGCCAGCAAATGTCAAGGGGGTGGGTTCTTATAGGAAGTAGAAACTATGGATACCATGATAGTCTGGAAAAAGATTTGTCCTTATTTATACAGACCAATTATAGTTATAAAGATGATAGTGATGTTTTATTATCGAAGCAAGCCTCCCCACTTTATTTATATTTTGCGGATGGTGGCAGACAAAAAGTTAGAAGGGATATAAAGAACCAGCCTGTTCCAGTAATATACTCTGAATTGAATTCTAGACAGAAAAGAATATATGACTTTACATCAGTAGGTACTGATATTGCCAGACATAGGTTTATATCCACAATTGATTATCAGCAGTCTACGGGAATTATAGAATCTTTAAACAGTGGTAAGTATATAGGGATTATATCATCAAAGTCTCCCAATGATTTTGGAAGAAGATTTATTTTATTCTTGAATAGAAATAATAGAATAGAATTTTTAGGTATAGTTCTCGTAGGAGGAGAGGCAAAAAGAGATGACTGGGTGGGATTTGGGAGTCCAACATCAAAATATTTCAAGCAGTTTCCTCTCGGTCTTAGGAATAGTGACGGACTATATTGGGGAGCAGATATCCCAGTATCAATCTATGAGTACATTAAGGGTTGTGACGTTAATGATGAGGACTTTTGTTATGGGCCAGCATTAAATTTGATTTTTATTGACCCAGATTTGGAGTAATATGGAAGAAAATGCAGCTGAGACTTATTATAGGAAGTTGTCTGGAGCCACTAATCCAGCTACAATTTTATGTGATTTCTATAAAACTATAACAGGAAGGCCCTGGGGAAGATCTGAAATTATCATGTTTAATAAACTGATAAAAATATTCGGAAGGTACACAGTATTTTTTGCAGTACTGGATTTAGCAAATGTTCAAGCCCTGTCTGCTTATCCATACAGGCTTTTATTTACAATATGTAAAAATAGGCTTGAAAAAATCAACCAAGTTGACCTTACATCAGCTACATCTACAAACTTGAATAAGAGTGCTGGTGCTATAGAAAAAGAAATAGAGAAATTAAAAAAGACCAAAAAGGTCGTTCACAATATTATAGAAGAAATGGAAAATGAGGATGACAGACACGATTAATATCTTTTCGCATGAACCAGAATTGGCGGTTCTTTCAATAAACTTGAAAAACCCCACACTTGTAAACTTATCAAGTGGGCCTAGATTTTATATGTTTTCATCCATACCGCATCAAGTGATATACAAAGAAATGGAAGACCTGTATGAGAAAAATCTTGTTGCAGATTCTTCACTTGTTGTAGCGTCTTTGGAAAGTAGTGGTACACTAAATAAGGCTGGAGGAAAAGAGTACATAGAGTATCTTCTTGGGCTAGACTATCCAGAAGCAAATCTTTCAGAGTACGTTAGAATTCTTCAGCAGTCTTATAAAGCAAGAATGGCAATTACTGCAGTATCTACTTTCAAGACATCTGAGATTACTACGGATAATGTAGATACACTGATGTCAACATTAAAAAGATCAATAGATAATATTACAGAAACATCTGGAGGATCTGCGACTGTACATATCGGTGATAACATGAAAGAATTCACTGATACTGTTATTTCCAGAGTTTCAAACCCAGGAATTAGGGGCTTTTCTTGGGGTATTAGTGATATTGATATAACCACTGGTGGTAAAAGTGCTGGAGACTTATGGATTATAGCATCAAGACCTTCTATGGGAAAGACAGCTGTAATTTGTAATTCACTTTTAAAGGATGGTGAGAACGGTGTTCCATCAATCCTGTTTGAGAAAGAAATGAATTATCAGTCATTGGTAGAGAGATTGGTAGCCATTGATACTGGTATCCCACTTCAGAATATTAGAATGGGAATTCTAAATCAGGAGCAATTAAAACTTATTCTAGCTTCTGGAAAGAAAATAAAAGAGTATCCAATCTACATTGACACAAACTTTAAATCAGACGTATACTACCTAGAATCAACCATATCGAGACACCAGAAAGTTAATGGTATCAAAAATGTATATCTCGATTATCTACAACTCTTTGCAGAAAGGGATGATAATCAAACACACGAACTAGGGAGAATTTCAAGAACACTGAAGTTACTATCAACAGAATTGAATATATGTACAATAGCAGTATCTCAGTTAAATAGAATGGTTGAGATGAGAGATAATAAAAGACCATTCCTTTCAGACCTAAGACAGTCAGGAAATCTAGAAGAAGATGCTGATTTTGTAGTAGGATTGTATAGGGATGACTATTATAATACTGAATCATCTGCTAAGGGTCTACTAGAATTTATAGTTCTTAAAGCAAGAAATGGTCCTGTTGGTACTCTCACATTAAAGTTTGTAGCAGATTCAAATAAAGTATTAAAGGTTTAATTATGCCGTTGAAATCAAGAGTTAAAGGAAATCAATTTGAAGCACTGGCAGTTCAGTTATTGACAGAACTTGTTAAAAATAGTAGTTGGAAGAGAGTCCCAGGTTCCGGTGCATTTGGGACTTCAATGCATGAGCCACACCTACTTGGTGATATAGTAGGGCATGTGGATTCATTTCAGAAGCCATTCAGAGTAGAAGCCAAAGTTGGATATAACAGTGCATCCGATACCAGGGAAGTAAAACAGTTCACTCTTAAAAAAGAATGGTTAGATAAGATAAAACAGGAAGGTGTAAATTCATATTCCTTCCCATTTTTAATAGGAAAGTTTTCTGGTGCTAGAGATGGAGTTAAAGTATTCGTAGTAATGGATTTAGAACAATTTGCAGATCTCTTAAATAAAGTCACAGAACTTTCAAACGAGGAATAGATGAGAGATGCCTGGAATACCATAAAAGATTTTTATACAGAAAACTTTAAGATTTCTGAAGAAGTTGTTGATATTGTAGCAGACCATGATATTTTACTGTTATGCGCCTCTGGACTGTCAAATATATCTATAGCATCGTTTCTGAATGTTGATGTTGAAGATGTTGCAAGTGCTGTAGAAAAGTTTTATGGTTTTCGTGGGTGGATATCTGACATGAAGATTAATCCATATAAAGAATACAGAACAGATAATAATAAAGATACCTTTATAGAAAGATTAGAATCTGCAGGTATTGATAAGGATGCTATTTTTACATCTTACGCATTATGTGAAAAATGTTTTGCATACGATAATAGAATAGAAAAAGAGTGGGTATAATTGCAGGAAGGAATATAAATGAAAATTAATATAGAAAAAATACCCTATGGAAATAATTATATTAGTGTTGGAAATACTGTGACTAGAGAACTTACTAATTTACAGGTACTTCAAATGATATCAAAACTGGGTGTTTTTGGAGTACTGAGATTGGAAGTTGATACAATTAGTAAGTTTTCCAGTTTATGCAAGGTGCTTGAAAAACTTGGTATTATAAGTTACTATCATACATATGAACCAGAAAATTCACGTACTATTTTAAATATAAGAAGGAGTTAATATGATTACAAATTCAAATGAACTAATTAAATCATTACCAGATTTTGATGACCTTGTAAAGGTTGCTCAGGATATTTCAGCACTACAGTATAAAAAATTAATGCTGGAAGCTAAAATCAAGGAGGCCGAAGCAAACGTATTTAAACTGGCATTTACTGACGAGAAGTTTTTCCAGGGAGGAAAGCCAGCCTCAGTTACATTTATTGAGAACACCTATAAATACACTGGACTGGATAATTCAATAGTTCCTCTAAGAACAGAGTTAGCAGAAGTAACAGCAAAATTAGAAGAGCATAGAATTCTATTTGACATCTATAAGAACATGTTGGACGTGTGGAGAACATTATCAGCATCTGAAAGAAGTGTTACATAATGACAATAAAACTATCAGCATCACTGATAAAGGATTGGCTGGCGTGTAAGGCCATGCCGTTCAATAGAATTAATTTCCCAGAAGAGGTTGTTCCGAGCAGGGAAATGCACATCGGTAATGCTGTACATTTCTCTATAGAGCATGGATGGACAAACATGGAGTCCAGCATGGTCTACCTTGAAAAGTATAGAAAGTATTTTGACTATACACCACAAGAAAAAGATTTTATACTAAAATGTTTGAATAATTTTCATTCAGTATTTAGGGGATTTCTTTCAGAGGAAGATCTCGTAGAAAAAAAGTTTTCAATTGATATTGGAAATGATGTTCGTGTAGTAGGTAAAATAGATAGAATAACGTCTGATGGAAAGATTTTTGATTGGAAAACAGATAGAAAAGTTCCCTCCAGTATATCAAAGTCACCACAGTTTATAATCTATGATTGGGCATATAGAAAACTTTTTGACAAACAACCAGTAGGAGTTTATTTTGCATCCCTTACCGAAGGAAGTTTAATAAGTAAGAAGAAGGATGCCCTTTCAGAAAATGAATTGTTTGAGAGTATAATACCTGCTATAGTTAGTGATATAAGAAATAATAAGTTTCCAAGAACAGGGTTATTTACAGGAACTTGTTTTAGATGTCAGTATAAGAAATCCTGTTTAAAGGAAGATTAATATGAGTTGGGCAGTACAAAATTTATTACGAACAAGAGAGACTATTAGAATAAAGCATGATATAGAATCAGATGAGTACAATGACTTACTTATTCTAGAAAGACAGATAAAGGTATTACATGCTGCAGGAATGTTAACAGACTTTGATGTATTTTTGTTAGATTCTATCGGTGATGGTAGACCGCTAGTAGAACTTGAGAGAATACTAAATCTTAATCGGCTTACTGTATCTAAACTATTCGTGCAATTGTGTAGTAGAATAGCATATTATCTTGGTGGAACATTTACAGATGACGGACTGATTGAGGATATGACAAAGAAGTATTCCCTGAAGGATGAAGAAATAGAAACCCTAAAGAAATATATCAGCGGAAGATATAGACATAAACTAAAAAGGAAATAAAAAGTGATAGCAAAAACAGACATTAAGAATTTCAGATGCAAGCACAGACACTCAGCTTTATCCCACCCCAAATGTTATATAAAGTTTCTGAGGGGTGAAGAAGATAAAAAGACACTCCCCAAAATACTTGTAATGGATATTGAAACATCCCCACTTACTGCGTATGTTTGGCAAAAGAGTGTGTGGAAGGCAAGCATTACAGATGACCACATTATATCAGAGTGGTATATGCTTTGCTGGAGTGCTAAATGGTTATTTGATAATAATATAATGGCAGATAGACTCACATCTAAAGAGGCACTGGCAGAGGATGACTCTAGAATAGTTGGAAGTTTGTGGAAACTTTTGGATGAAGCAGACATTGTTATAGCACATAATGGTGATACTTTTGATGTTCCAAATATGAATACACGTTTTATTGTTAATAACTACACTCCTCCAAGTCCATACAAGACAATTGATACTGTCAAAATAGCTCGAAGACAGTTTGGATTTACCCATAATAGTCTTAGAGCTCTTGCAAAAGTTTTTGGATTCAAGACAAAACTGGAAACTAATTTTGAGCTGTGGAAAAAGTGTACAGACGGTGATGAAGAATCCCTAAAAAGTATGGAAGAGTATAACAAGAATGATGTCAGACTTCTAGAGGATGTATATACAAAACTTAGACCCTGGATTAATGGACACCCAAATCTTGGAATGTACATGGACTTTGATGGTCCGGTATGTCCAAACTGCGGAAGTGATAATATTAAATGGATTGATGGAAAATTCTGGTATGCATCTTCATCTAAATACCCGCTATTTACTTGTGATAATTGTGGGGCTTTTGGAAAGTCACGTACAAATGTTGTAACTAAAGAAGAAAAGAAAAACCTAGCATCACCAATACCTAGATAAAGGAGATATGTAAATGTATACAAAAATAACTTACTCGTCCAACGTAGTCTGTGAATTTGAAGATGGCTCATGGACTGTTGTAGCAGATATTATAGAGCGAAGATTTAATGGAGAAACATGGGAAGAAGAGAAAATCGCCGCTAAAGGAATTAGCAACCTGTTTGAAGAGGCTTATCAAACCGCAATGAGATCTTCTGTTGCTCAGTTTAATGACAGACTAAAGAAGACCAAATCTGGAGGATTATTTCCAACCCCAAGTAGAGATTAATATGGGAAAACTTATTATTACTAAACTTGATAGATTTAATACAATTGTGATAAAACAAGTAGGGGGTAAGTTCTTTCTATCAGCACAGGATTCTTTGGTTATAGATATTCCTGGACTGGCATTTATTTTAAAGTACCTGGTATTCAATAATTTAATCAGTGTAAAGGTATTAGAAGGGATTATTAATGAGTATAGAGATATTAAAACTTGATAAGGTGGTTCTTCCAAAGAGCGTGTGTGTTCTTTTTTCTGGAAGAATGGGAGTAGGAAAAACCCTTTGCAGTAATATTGCAAAGACATCTGTTAATGATGCTGGAATGACATCAACCGTATTATCTTTTGCCTATGATGTAAAAAAGATAGCACGAACTATGGGATGGAATGGAATAAAAGATGCGAGAGGTAGAGCACTTCTACAGGGGGTAGGAAGAATTGGCAGAGATTATGACAAGGACTGTTGGGTAAAATCGTCCTTTAAGCGGGCGGAAGAAACTAGTGGTTATCCTTTTGATTTTATATTCGTAGATGATTGGAGATTTCCCAATGAGGCGATTTATATTAAAGAACATGAACCTCTTTATCATGTTGTTGAAATTAATATTATATCTGATACTTATTTTCCTGCAGATGGAATTTTTGGCACTGATGATGCTTCTGAAACATCGTTAGAGAATCATACATTTGATTATATTATAGACAATAATTCTGATACATTGCACCTCCATAATTCCATAGTTCAAGTACTTAATAGAGTGTCCAAAGAGTTAAGAAGTTCAAATAGATGATGTATATTCATACAGGAAAAAAATTAAATGCTGCCTAAAACATGCTTTCTTTGTGAGAAAGAGATACAGATTGGTAGCCGATATCAGATAATTGGCCTAGATAAGCCGTATATAAACCTCTATTTTCATAGAGGTTGCTACGGTTTAATCGGTGAAATCAATGTATTTTTATCACAAAATGTAAAAAAAGTGTATAATTGGTGTAATAAAACTAATAAAAACACAAAGAAATGAGGATAAATGGCCAAGCAAACCAAAGAAAAAATGAGAAATCTTAAACAGTACAGTGATATGACTGATGAAAGGTTTGAAGAAATTTGGAAGAGTAGGGTTGCTGGACTTCAGCGTTCAAGTGACTTTGAGGAAAGAATCAATAAGAAACTTGAGGATTTCTCTAAAGATTATGATATAGATGATCTTAAAATAAACGATAGAGAATCTCTTAGGGCTTTAATTCAGGCCACTATAGCCCTGGAAGACTGGGAACAGATCTTATTTAGAATGAGAACAGATGCAGATCTTGATACTTTTGATATCAACTCTATAGACAGAATTAGCAGAGTAATGTCTGATCTTAGAGGGGATATCGGAAGACTTCAGAATGATCTTAATATAACACGCAGAGTCAGAAAATCTGATAGAGAGGCATCTGTCATTAACTACATAGAGGACTTGAAACAGAAGGCAAAGCAATTTTATGAAGAAAAGACATCTTATGTTTTATGTCCAAAATGTAACATGCTTCTAGCAACTATATGGACACTTTATCCATATTCTGACAATAAAATTACATTAACATGTAACCGACCTCTGGGAGATGGTACTATATGCGGGGAGAGGTTTTCTGTCACTACAGAAGAAATGATAGAGAATAAGAATACCAACTCTAATGGAGTTCTTCCAGATAGTATGTTATAGTTATCTCTAAGGAGGTAACAATGATTAAAAAAACCAAAGGTGGATATGCTTTGTTCTCTAAAACAACAGGAAGAAAGTTGTCAAAAGTTTATAAGAGTAAAAATTCACCATCTCTTAAAAAGAGAGAACGCCAGGTAGAATACTTTAAGCATATATCTAAGCGTTCCAGAAAGAGTAAAAAAGGAAAATAAAAATAAATGCCAAAAGTTATAGATAATAATACTGGGGAACTTATAGAGATGACAGATCCTCATTATGTGACAGATGCCAATACTGGAGAACTAGTTCAGATTGATCTATTAGAAGATGCTGATCTTCCTTTTGTTACGGCAAGTGGAGATGTTATATTTAATCATCATGTATTCATGGATTCTGATGGAGTTGGTTGGGAGGATCTAAGATTTCCAGTAACCGCTATCAATCCACCTGGAGCTGCTAGTGACCCCACCAGAGATAATACTGATGGACGTTTAGTATTTTCAGCATCTGCTGATAATATAATAGCTATTGCAGCACAACTTCCACACTCTTGGGAACCAGGTTCTACAATAGAACCACACCTTCACTGGACTCCTACAGCATCAGGAACAGGAAATGTTGTATGGAAATTGCAGTATAAAGTATCAAATATAGGAGAAACTTTTCCACCATCCTATACGGAAGATACAATAATAGCTCCAGTCAGTGGGATTAATTACCATCAGATATCTGGTTTCGATGGTATAGATATGACTGATAAGAGAATTTCATGTATGATATTACTACTGCTTTCAAGAGTTGGTACATCGGAAGATGATTCTTACGCATCCACTGTAAAACTTAATGAATTTGATATTCATTACAAAATCAATTCGATTGGTTCAAGACAAGAATATATTAAATAAATGTGTGGTAATATAGGAGGAAGGTAAAATGAGTGTGAGGGAAGAAACTTACTGCAGAGTATGTAATGGAAAACTAGAGATAGTCCACGATTTTGGTAATATTTATCCATCAGGATTTTGTGAAAAGGGTTTAGAAAACACCACTGATAGAGTTCCTATTATTCTTTCAAGATGTACAGAATGTGGTTTAGTTCAATTAAAACATACAGTAGACTTGGATCTCATGTACAGACAGTATTGGTACTCATCATCCTTGAATAGAAGCATGGTATCATCACTAAAAGATGTAGTAAATCATGCAGAATCTGTAGTTAATTTATGTGATGACGATACTGTTGTAGATATCGGATGTAATGATGGAACATTGCTCAATCTATACTCTAAGAAGAATCTAATTACTATAGGATATGATCCAGCCCTTAATTTGAAACCAGATTGTAGTTATTTTTACAACGATTATTTTTCTGTATCTAAATACTTTGACGTATATGGTCATGTAAAGGCAAAGGTAATTACTGCTATAGCAATGTTTTATGATCTCCCAGATCCTAACAAGTTCATCAATGACGTAAAGAGCATACTAAGAGATGATGGTATCTTCATAGTTCAATTTACAGATCTTGTATCCATGATAAAGGCCACAGCATTTGATAATATATGCCACGAACATTTAGAATATTATAGACTTCAGGATATTGTATCTTTATTTAAGAATAACGGTATGGATGTTATTGACGTATCATACAACGATGTTAATGGTGGAAGTTTAAGAACCGTTATAAGTCATTCTGGTAATATGCCAATATCAAATAGAGTGCAAGAATACTTGGAAGCTGAGAAGGATTTCTTATCCACCAGTCCTATAGAGACTTTTGTTGGTAAAGTGGAAATAGTGAAAGATAATATAACAATGTTTCTAAAATTAATGAAACATACAAATAAGACTGTGGCGTTATTGGGAGCTAGTACAAAGGGGAACACCCTTTTACAAGTTTGTGGTGTTTCATCTGATGACATTAAATACGCTGCGGAAGTTAATCGAGATAAGTTTGGCTTAGTTACAGTAGGAAGTGGGATAGAAATAGCAGATGAGGCGTTCATTCTAAACGAAATAAAGCCAGATTATCTTCTAGTACCAATTTGGCATTTTAAGGAAAGTCTTATCAGAAAAGATAATATATTGAAATATATAAATGGGGGAGGAAAATTAGTTTTTCCTCTACCAAGATTTCAATTAATAGGAAAAGAGGATTTATGAAAAGTGCAAGCACAAAAAGTTTGGGATTCCTGATTGATGAATTATTTACAACAGACCATAAATGTTGGGAAGCGCAGGAACGGATAATGGATACATCACTTAGTGTTGAAGATAGGCTAGAAAATGCGATAAGAGCACAGGAACTAAACAATAGGCGAAACATGCTTATTAGAGCTATTGATGAAATTGCAGATAAAGAAAACCTATCTCCAACAACAAAATCATACCACACATATTTTGAGCAGAAAAGAACATGAAGGCGGTTATATTTGGAATCAATGGCCAGGATGGGTCATATTTAGCAGAACTATTACTCTCTAAGGGATACGATGTTTATGGAGTTTTAAGAAGATCCAGTTCATCTAATACTTCCAGAATAGACCATATATTAGACAGAGTAAAATTGTATTATGGAGATATAACAGATTCTTTATCAATAGTAAAAGTATTGAGCGATGTACGTCCAGATGAAATATATAATCTGTCTGCACAAAGTCACGTAAAAATTTCATTTGATGTTCCAAAGTATACTAGAGACACAGTAGCTATTGGAGCACTCGAATTATTTGAGGCAGTTAGAATTCTTAATCTTAAGTCTAGAATATATAATGCATCCAGCTCTGAAATGTTTGGCAGTACTCCACCACCACAGAGTGAGACAAGTTCTTTTAATCCAAGAAGTCCATATGCTGCTGCTAAACTTTATGCCTATAATATGGGTAATAATTATAGAGATGCATACGGCATGTTTGTATCTAATGGAATATTGTTCAATCACGAGTCCCCAAGACGAGGAGAGAATTTTGTAACACGAAAGATAACACTGGCGGCATCAAGAATAAAACTAGGGTTACAAAAAGAATTAGTTCTTGGGAACATGGATTCTAAAAGAGATTGGGGGTATGCTGGAGATTTTGTAAGAGCCATGTGGATGATGCTGCAACAGGATAAACCAGATAATTACGTTATTGCTACTGGAGAAGCACACTCTGTTAGAGAGTTTGCAGAAGAGGCATTTGGAGTTCTTGATTTAGACTACTTAAAGTATGTAAGGGTAGATGAATCATATTTTAGACCAACAGAAGTAGAAAGCCTTCTAGGGGATGTATCTAAAGCGAGACGTTATCTAGGATGGTATCCAGAAACATCCTTTAAAGAACTTGTACAAATTATGGTTTCCAGTGATTTGAAGTTGGCAGAGTATGAAAGTTCTATTCGTAAACCATAAACAGCAACAATGTGGGGTATACCAGTTTGGAAAAAGAGTGTACGAACTATCTAGATTATCTAAATTAGTAAATTATACATATATAGAGACAGATAGTTTTAATGAGTTTCTTACTCATTATAATAATGCCCCAGATGTAATTATTTATAACTGGTATCCACTAACAATGTCATGGTTAACCGAAGAATTTATTTCCACATCTAAAAATGTAAAACATTTTTTTATTTTTCATGATGGTAATATAAGAAAAAACTTTGATAAGTACCTGTTTTTTGGTGATTATGGGAGTGGTGTAGAATTTCTAAAAGAAAAATCATTCCTGCTTCCGAGGCCACTATTCAAATATTATGGGACATACTCTAAGAATGAATTTCCAACAATAGGAAGTTTTGGTTTTGGGGGGTGGCAGAAAGGTTTTACCAGTATAGTAGAAAAAGTAAATGCAGAGTTTGATAATGCCATTATAAATATACAAATGCCCTTCGCATATTTTGGAGATAGACTTGGAAAAGAGACCATAAAGATAGCTCAAAAGTGTAGAGAACTGAATAAAAAACCTGGAATTACTTTAAATATAGATCATACATTTTTAAGTAATGCTGGTACTCTAGAATTCCTAGCTAAAAATGATCTGAACTTATTCATGTATAGAGCAGTAAATCAAGGCCTTTCTAGTGCAATTGATTATGCTATTTCGGTAGATAGGCCCTTTGGAATAACCAGTGACTCCATGTTTAAACATGTATATACTGAAGAAGTAGATGCTAATACTAATACAATTATGAAGTTGATAGGAAACACCAGAAGTAGAAGTAACTTATATAATAGATGGAACCCAGATAATTTTTATTTAGAAATGGATAAGATATATGCCTATTAATAGAATACTCACGGATTTAGACAGGACGATATATACACCAGTCATTGATGAAATGATTAACAAGTGCCCAGATATGATGTCAAGAAAGATTCCCAGGGCAAATGTTCAACAGGCCTTTGTATTGGATACCGTAAGAAAAAGTATGTCTTTATTTAAGGACATTAAATTTCCGCTGTTGTGTGTAGGATCATTTGAAGACACAGCTTGTGCAACACTTAAGGCATCTGGAACTCATGTAAAAGAAATAGATCCAGACGTAAACGGTCTAGATCTTCACAAGTTTTTTCTTATGGCACGTGAAAAATTTGATATTATTTTTTCAACATCGGTTTTGGAGCATGTTAAAAATGACACACTGTTTATAGAGGAAATTTGTAAACTACTAAAACAGGGCGGGATTGCAATAATTACTACTGATTTTAAAGATGATTATAAATCAGGAGACCCTCTGCCTTATTCAGATGAGAGATTTTATACTAGTAAAGATATTACTGTAAGACTGAGACAGATAATCAATGCCAATGATTGTGAATTAGTAGATGAACCAGATTATACAGATGTAGATAATTTTGTATATCAGGGACATACATATTCTTTCGCAACAATCGTTTTTAGGAAGAAGCAAGATGTATGAGCAAGTAATATTTTACAACCACTTTGGAAATGGAGATATATTTGAATCCAGGGAGTTTGTAAGACGGTGGATGAGAGATTTACCATCCAAGAAATATTTTTACTCTCATGGAAAAAGTCCTAGAATTTTATTAGATATTCCAGAACTTGAATTTAAAGATATTACCATACATATGCATCCAATGCAGGATATTATGGATGATGGTAATGGAAATTTATATATAAATACATGGATTGGCAGAGACGGAAAGTACGTTCTTCCTGGTATAGGATGTACAGTTGAGAAACTTTTTGATATGCATAATGATATGAGATCAAAACTTGATATACCAAAAATGGACGAACCAATTGTTGAGTTTATACCAGATATAGATTACTCTGTATTTAGTATAGATGAGTGTAATAGTTTCTTGAGTATACATGAGGAACCAAAAATATATATAGATAATGGAATAGTACAATCCAAACAGGCAGAGAATTTTCCAATGTCTGATATTATTAAAGAGGTTGCCAAATTACACAGGGATAAATGTTTTATTGTAACTCATGATATTGGAGAGCATATAGATAACGTATATACTACCAATAGTATTACTAAAGTGCCAAACTTCGATCTTCCAGAAATATCTTATATAAGTACTTTTTGTGACGTTCTTATAGGAAGAAATTCTGGACCACATGTTTTTTCACAGGTTAGAAAAAATGTAATGAATTCCAATAAAAAATTGCTTTCTTTTACATATCATCAGCAGGGAGCATCTTTTGTAGTTAATACAGATGTAAATATAAAAAAAACCTGGTCTTCAGAAACATCATTCGATAAAGTATTATCTACTATAGAAAGGGTATTAAGTGAATGACACAAAAAAATCTATTTGCTTTTGTTACTTTTGGAAACACAGATTTTTCAAGAGAGGCAGTAAAAAGTCTTAGAGAAACATCAGAAAATATTGAGTATGATATCTTTGCAATTATAGGAAAACCTGGAGATGTGGAAACTGAAATGTGGTTAGAGGACGAAAATATTCCATACATATCTCATAGTACTAACTATGGATTTCCATACAGTATTAATGATATTTATGATTATGCGTGGAAAACAAACTCATATGATAATCTGATTTTGTTTGGAAATGACATAGTTTTTTACCCGTATGCAGCAGAATCTTTGGTTAAACTGGCAGAACAATCTGATTATGAGGTTATTAGTGCTTTGCAGTATGATGTAAAAGATCTTGTATCAGAGTTTGCAGATACAAAAAAATATTTTACTGGGAGTAATCTAGAATTTTCTGATTTTGATAGTAAACCCTGGAATAATTTTACTGGTTATTCTAAAGATAATGTAATAAATGACATGAAGTTATATGATATACAGAATCTGTGCTTATATAAAAGGTCTGTTTTTGATAAAGTTGGGTATACAGATGTTAACTTTTATCCGGCTTATTTCGTAGATAATGACTATGCTAGACGTATAGTGCTTTCAAATATAAAGTGCTGCACATTAACCAATGCTAGATTTTTTCACTTCTGGAGCAGAACAATACATCAAGAAACCGGTGGAAGTACTAATAAAAATTTTGAGAATAATAGAAATTACTATTCATACAAATGGGGAGGGGCATTTGGAGAAGAAACAAAAACACCTGACATTTGTATAAATGATAGATCTAAAGAGATTGCTACTATAAACCTTTGGAAGAATAAACGCTAATGGCACTTATTGAAAAACCTACTAGAGAGGATTTATACTTATACGAAATAATGCGGCATCCAGTAATGGCAACAGAGTTCATATACAATATAGATTTAGATCCTAGATATGATACTATCTTTGAATTTACGTGGTATCAAAAAGATATTCTATGTGATTTCAACTCATATATATCAATATGCACAGCAAGAGCCACTGGAAAAACAGTGTCTTTGTCTTCTCTTATATTGTGGATGTTATTATTTAAAGTATTTCCTGACGACTATCTTATATATGCAGTACCTAGTAAAGTACACCTTGAACCAGTATTTACAAATCTTATACGATTATTTAGATCAAACTCCTTCCTTAAAAATTTTATAGATAAAAAAGGTGGAGTTAATAGTTCTGATTTTAAGATATCACTTTTAAATCAGGCAACACTCATGTGTCGTATTGCTGGTCAATCTGGAACAGGTCAAAATCTTATTGGTTTACACACACCTGTTCTATTAACGGATGAGGGAGGATATTTTCCTTATAATGCATTTAATGAAATGCAACCATCCCTTAATGTGTGGACCCCAGGATTCAGAGAAGTAGTAGCAGGGGTTCCCACAGGTTTAAGAGAGAATAATGTTCTTTACCATGTGGATATGGAGAATACTAACTATACAAAACATAGGGTATCTGCATATGATAACCCAAGAATTAGTAAAGCTGATGAGGAAAGAGCAGTACAGCAGTATGGTGGAAATGATTCTGATGACTTTATACACTACTTTCTGGGACAGCACGGTAAACCAATCTTTTCCATCTTTGATAGAAGCTCCTTTAGAATAGACACCTATCCAGTATTTAAATTGGAAATAGATGGTATTCAAATGAATTCTAGTATAGAAGATATTGTTACTAAAATAAACGCCTTTCCACTAGTAAAGACTGGGAACTACGGTGTATTTATGGGAATAGATCTTGGATACACTGAACCAACAGCTATTATACTAATGTATCGAGACTCTAATGACTGTTTAAAATTTCATGGCAGAATCAAGCTCACTAAAGTTTCATATCCAATTCAAGAGAAGATAGTTGATATTATTGACTCAAGATTCAAACCTGAACTTATAGGAATAGATAGGGGAGGAGTTGGTGTATCTGTTGTTCAGAGTTTACTTGAGCATACAGACTATGCACACAAAGATTATAAAGATAGAATTGTACCAATAGACTTTTCATCTTCTATCGTTGTTGGAATTGGTTCAGACGGAAATGAAATAAAAACAAAGGCAAAGGTATATACCACATCAGTATTACAAGATTTCTCCAATAATCATAAAATAATTTATTCATCAACTGATACTGATATGATTTCAGAGCTTGAAAGAATGACTTATACTAAAAGTGTCACTGGAGAAATAAGTTATAGAACTCTTACAGAAAGAGGAGGAAAGAAGGGAGAAGACCACTTTACATCGGCTCTTCTGTGTTTGGTGGGTGCTTACAATTTAGTAAACAGCCCGATATACCTAAGAACAAAAAGAAAATTACTTTCCCCTTCATGGATATAAAAATATATGAAAACGCAAGAAGAACTAAAAGAAGCAAAGGCTACTCCAACTTCCCCAAAGAATAGGAGAATCGCTCTAGGAGATTTACAGTCATCCATAGCCGCAGTAAATCCCTGGAAAGAAACAAAATCTAATACTGGAAAGAAAACATCTTTTGAGGATTTTGTTGAATCTGTAGACCTTTGTAGGTTCTTTTATAGAACAGAACCTGTAGTTTCTACAGTTATAAATAAACTAGTAGAAATAGGAATTAATGATCTGATAATATCTAAGAAAGGTTTATCAGAAAATGAGTTTAGAGTTTTCAATGCTCTAAAACCTCAGTTACTGGAGTTCGCAGAGACTATGGCTCAAGAACTCCTGTTATCTGGACTTGTTGTTCCAGAGATAGCATATGGTCCTGTAGACAAAGATACTATATTTGAACTTGGAATTAAGAAGTATAATAGACTTGTTTTCCCAGTTAGTATGTGGGTTAGAGACCCAAAGACTGTAAAAATAAATGTATCAATGTTATCAAATACACCATCTTACTATGTCACAATTCCAGATGACACTATTTATTTTATAAAGAATAAGGGTGAATATCCTGACGGTAGACAGGATAAGGAACTCTTCGATGAGATAAAATCATATTTTCCAGACTTTGTTAAAGCTGTTATGCAGGGTGAGACAGAGGTGTTACTAGAAAATAATGATTTAATACTTAGAAGAAAATATACAACTGATGACCCATACCCAATCCCGTACATTAGTCCAGTTCTAGATGCTCTACAACATAAGAGAGAGTTAAGAAGAATGGATTACTCCATAATTGATAAAGTTATTGGAGCAATAATGCACGTTAAGGTGGGTTCTGATGAGTTTCCAATCACTGATACAGACGAAGATTTTGATGTTATAAATGAACTCAGAAAACAACTGGTATATAGATTTAATGGACAGCAAAATCTCGAAAGAATATTCCAACTTATTACTAACCATACAGTTAACATTGAGTGGGTATTTCCAGATTCATCACTGCTTGCTAATACAGAGAAGTACGCAGATATAAATCAAGAGATACTCTTTGGTCTTGGATTTCCTAGAGTTTTAATTACTGGTGAATCAGAAAGAACTGGTACTTCTGACCCAGAGATTGCACTAATTTCTCCTATAAAGACTATGGAGTCTATGAGGAGAAAAATACTTAAGGTTGTTAGGGATGTGTGCAAGAACGTAGCTATGGAAAACAACTTCAAAGTACCGAATGTTAAATTTAAACCACTAAACTTGCATGTGTTCAAGGATTTTGTTGAGAGTTTAGGAAAACTATACGAAATTTCTGGTCTAAGCAGAACATCTATGGCTGAGATTCTTGGGTACGATTTCAAAGATGAGGTAGACCTTCTAGCGGAGGAGCAAAAGACTCTAGAAACTAGTGGACTTCCAAATTTTGGCCCAACACCTAACAGCAGAGACCCAGAAATGGAGACTCCAACAGCTGGAAAAGACGAAAACACAGTCCAAAACGGAGAAAAACCGAAAAAGACAATCAAAAATAAGCAAGTTCAGGAGATAAAAGATGGAGAAACAGGCTAAAATTGACACAAATTTAGATTTTGTGGTACAATTTATAGAAGATAGTGAGCTGGAAAATGAACTTAAAGAGGCTTATTCCTCTGTTCTTATAAATCCAGCCGTTTCCTGGGCAAAATTTGTACTTACTGATGATAATCCTAACGGAAATGGGCAGCGAATTCCTCAAGAGGAGTTTGCTAACCTAATACAATCCGGTACATTTATGCCAATTAAGATGGCACAGGGAGAAATCAAGGACGGACACGAAAAGGCTTTACCACTGGGTGTAATTACACATATAAAACAGGAAGGTAATAGGCTTATTGCTATGGCAGCCCTATGGCTAAAAGAAAGAGGCAATGATATTTCAATGCTAAAACAACTCTTAGCCAGCAATCAGCCAGTCAATGTCTCTTGGGAAATATTATATGGGGATGCAGATATTGAAGACAATGTAATGAGCCTTAGAGATACTATCTTAAAAGCAGTTACAGTAGTAAAGAAGCCAGCATATGGTGGAAGAACTCCAATATTGGCAGTAGCTGCAAAGAAGTGGAGTCCAGCATATATAGCTGGTCTTCCAGATTCTTGTTTCCTAGTCGTTGAACGTCCTCTTCAAGAGGGTCAAAAGCCAATCCGACATTTTGCTTACAAAGATATGGATGGAAATATTGACCCAACAAGATTTCAAACAATTGCTGAAGAGATGGTAACAACATCTCTTCCACAAAATAAAATAAAAACAGCTATTCAGAAGATGAAAAAGCTGAAAGAAATGATGGAATCTGGAGCAAGCTTTGTGGAGATTAATGACGAATTTAAAGATGGTACACCCAACTTTATAGAGTCTGCGTCTTCTGAGCTTCCAGAAACTCCAGTGGAGGATAAGACATTGGACGAACTAGAACTTTTGAAAACAGCTAATGCGGAACTTCAGGCAAAACTGGATACCGCTAATGCTTTAGCTGCAGAACTACAAGAAAAACTTGATGTTGCCAACTCTTCTTTGGCAGCTGCAGCAGAAGAACTAGCTTCTTTAAAGGAATTTAAGGCCGCAATTGATGAAGAGAGAGCGGTTGCAGAGAAACTATCTGCTATTAAATCAAAATTTGAAGAGGCCGGTATTGCAAAAGAAGAAGGATATTTTGATACAAATAAAGACTCCCTACTGTCAATGGAACAGGGAGCGTTGGATTTTATGATCCAAGAGATGGTTGCCTTTAATAGCAACCAACCTACTGAAGCTTCTAAACAGGTAAAAATTCCGAATCTTCAATCTGACACCAAAAAGTTAGATGTCAAGGAGCTAGGTAGGGCTCTTCGTGAGAGAAGAGTTAAGTAAATTCGGAGGAAATAATGGAACTAAATAGATTTGAAGATGTTCTGGGTGTTGTAACTACAGACGCAATTGTAGAAGGACGCTTCGTAGTTTTATGCGGACACAGTGAAACTTATGATTTCGGTAGCCGTGAAGACCTACCTGGAGTTAAGGTTCCTGCTACATCAGAGGAAGCCACTAGAGCAAAGTTTGTTCTAACCTTCGCTGTTGATAACAGACCTACTCCTATTATGGAGCCGGTTCCTGCTACAACTTTTGGACTTCGTGGTGGATTCGGCGCAGCCGCTAATGCCCCATTCAGTGCAACAGTTTATCTAACCCCGCCAGGAAATCAGGAAGGACTAACAATTCCTTCTGGTACTCCTGCATTAGCATTTACAGAAGGAACATTTACTCTACCTTCTGGAGCTTACATTTACAGTTCTAACCTAGTCGTACCTGGTGCTGCTTTTGTTATTGAGCACTCTGGTGCTGATGCTGGTAAGCCAAAGTACACAGCCACAAACGCTGTTGGGGTTATTGGCTTTGTTGAAAGATACGATTCAACAACTGGTAAGCTAACAGTAAGAGTTGAATAATTTTTGGAGGCTAGTTTTAACATGGATGAACTAAAGTTAAAGGAAGCTGTATCGAGCCTAATTAAGGAAGGCAATCGTGAGGCTGTTGCTCAGATGCTTGTTGAGTTTATTGACCCAACACACATCACTACAGATTTTGTGAGCCTTCTAATGAATTCTCGCAGCTTAAATCCTGGTGATTCTCTTGTAAAGAAAGTTAGAAAGGGAATTCAGGTAAGAACTTTGGTTCCTGGTGCTATTCATCTTGCTAACGAAATCACTGTTTCAGACCGTATTAATTACGTTCTAGACGGTGCTGACGTAAAAGTTACCGCCAATGAGTGGGAACTTGAGGCTGGTGAGATTGGTACTGTGGAATCAATCAGAAATGAAATGATGGCTAAACTACGTGACTATTATCTAGGAAAGGTATTTACATCTCTGTCAACAATTTGGACAGCTGGAAATACTCCCGATAATTTCACAGATGTTGGTGGAGCTATCAACGCAACTGCTCTAAAGGCAGCTATTGACAGAATCAACCAGACAACTGGCGGTGTTCGTGCAGTAGTTGGAACAAGAGCAGCTCTAACTCCTATTACAACCTTTGGTGCTGGATGGACTGACGGAACTGCGGTTTCTCAGGCTGTTCCTGGCAATATTGCTGAAATTATGCAAACTGGTTGGTTAGGAAAATATTACGGTGCTCCTATTCTTGCTCTACAGCAAGAGTATGATAACCCAGAAGATTACAATGCTCTTCTACCCTCTGACAAGATTCTTGTCATTGGTGAGAAGGTTGGTGACTTTATTACTTACGGCGAAGTGAAAACAAAGCAGTGGAGTGATATGAGACCAACTCCTCCACAGTGGTATCTAGAGTTATACCAACAGTTCGGTATGATTATTGACCGTGCAGATGGTATTTACGTAATCAAGGTTGCGTAAGCTTAATACTTAGAGTAGGGGAGGTTATCCCTCCCCTACCTACTATAAAAGAAAGGGCATCTTTAAATGAGTGCAAAGACTATTGAGGAAATGAATATTTTGGGGCAAATCAATGGGGAACCTATTAAATCATACACTAAGACAATCTTAGGAAAAATCTATGTGATGGTTCTTGACAGGTTTTCTGGACAGCCCGTAGGAATTCTTCTTTCTGGAGATCCAAGAAAGCAAGATGATGGAAGCATTGTTGAAATATTTTCTGAGGTTGAGGACATCTATTTCAGAAAAGCTAACAAGAGACACTTTGAAGTTGGTAATATCATTCCATTTACAAAGAAGGTCGAGCCAAAGGAAAGAACAATTGAAGAGTACTCTGATGAAGAGTTGACAGTTCTGGTAAATCAAAAGTTCCTGGCTTTACAGCATACTCTAAATAAGACTGTATCGGTTGCTGTTCTGTTTAGAATGTTGAACCTGGCAGAAGCCAATGATAAATCAGAGAAGATTATATCTGCTATCAAAGCGAGAATTTCTGAAGTTCAAATGCAAGAAGTTACTCCTAATAGGAAGCAGGAAACACAGGAAAAATAAAGTATGGCTTCTACAACTGTTGAATATTTACTTTCAAGATTAAGATTAAAATTGGGAGACACTGATTCAACCCAGTATAGATATACTGATGCATGGCTTATAGTATCTCTTCTTTCTGCTACCATATCACTACAAAGATGGTGGGATATAAAGTACCTCGTTGATACAGATCTTCAAACTATTACTAGAAACGAAGATGCTGTTGATCTTTTCAGGTATGAGGAACCCCCCGTTATTCAACAGATAGATGAGCAGCCAATAATTCTTATGGCTGCAATAATTATAAAAAGTGGACAACTTGAGGCAAACTCGTGGAATTTAGGAAGCTGGAAAGATGCAGAAATAGCAGTTTCCAATATTGCTGGAGGAGATGCCAAAAAGGAATCCCTTAGAAGAGATTGGGACGAGCTAATGATGTATATCGTTCCACCAACAAAAAGATTATTTAAGATTCAGAGATTGTCTTTCCCAGACGAAGAATAGAAAGGAACTTAGGTATATGACTAAGAAAAAGGCTTATGAGGTTTTGTGGATTTCTGATTTGGTAGTACCAACAGGATTTTCTAGGGTGGCACACAGTATTATAAAGTACTTGGATACAAAGAAATATTCTATTACTGGACTAGGTGTTAACTATAGGGGAGATCCACACTCTCACGGATTTCCAATTTTTCCTGCAAGTTCTGGAGGAAAAGTATATGGAGAGGATAGACTTGTCAGTATGTTGAATGATAAGAAATATGATATTTTATTCATTCTTAATGATTCATGGATTCAAAATGCATACCTGGCACAGATAAAGGAAAAAGTAACAAAAGAGAATATGCCAAAGATTGTATCATATTTTCCGGTGGATTCAGAGATGCATCTTCCAGAGTGGTACTCTAACTTTGATATTGTTGATGCTGCAGTAACGTACACAGATTTTGCAAAAGAGGTGGTAAATCATGAGTCATGTGCTCCAGATTTAAAGGTGGAGATTATACCTCATGGTAATGACCAGAAAGTATTTTATAAGAAATACATGAGCAGGTCTGATGCTAAGGTTGACTTGTTTAGAAACAAGGAGGCTGCAGACTGGTTTATTTTTCTCAATGCCGGAAGGAACCAGCCTAGAAAAAGACTTGATATATCAATAGAGGCATTTGCCCTGTTCGCAGAAAACAAACCAGATGTAAGGCTGTATATGCACTGTGGAGCAAGAGACTCACACATTGATGTTCCAAGATTTGCTAGAAGGTTTTCTATTGATAATAAACTAATTCTAACCAGCCTTGTAAATGGAATTCAGACAGTTCCAGATGCCGTTCTAAATGGTATCTATAATGCATGTGATGTTGGATTAAATACAGGTCTTGGAGAAGGTTGGGGATTGCCAAATGTAGAGCACGCAACCACAGGAGCTCCACAAATTGTTCCTGGACACTCAGCTTGTTTAGAATTGTTTAAGGACTGTGGAGAGATTGTTGCTCCAAAACTGAAGTTTACTTTAGACCACAGTATGACAGTTGGAAAACTTGTTGACCCGATTGATGTTGCAAGCAGTATGGAAAAGCTCTATGCAGACAGGCTGCTATATAATTCTTTAGCAGAAGCCGGAATGAAGAAATTTATCAATCCAGAATACGAATGGGAGAACATTTCTCATAGATGGGATAAGCTCTTCACTAGAGTTCTTTCTCAAAAGAAATAGGTATAAAATGCAGATTACATGGCCTTCTAATACAAGAGAAACAATAGAAGATATTATAAACACAATAGGCAGACCTGTTGAATTTGTAACAGTTACATATTCAGCATGTCCTTTATGCGGACTCGATCCAGTTACTAACACTTCTACAGATTCTTTTTGTATATCATGTTCTGGTGTTTACTGGATACCAATGTATAGTGGAACAGATATAACAGCCCATGTTACATGGAAGTATGCTGATGCACTAAATTGGGAAGCAGGAGGCATGATATTTAATGGTGATGGCATCATTAAAATAATGTACTCTGGCCCATATATGAGCGTACTCGAAAACACAGAGTATGTCGTAGTAGATGGAAAACAGGTTGAGATTTCTAATATAACCTTGCTTGGTGTTCCTCAAATAAACAGGGTACAAATGGATTTTAAGGAAAGGAAGAAGGAAGATGAGTAATACTACTATTCAAGATTTGGATATTTTTGAAGTTATCAGATCTATCTCTAGAAGAAATAAGAGAACTCAGGCAAAACTTCTACAGGAGATAGAGATGCTGTTAGATAAAAGAACTCCAGAATATGCTTTACTTAGAAAGTTTATTCTGGACGAGTTGAACTCATATACAAGATTTGTTGTAAAAGAAATCTTTGGTGATATAGAATTTCTAATAAAATAAAATGCAAGACATAATTGATGAACTACAAACCCTGGTACGAAATACAGAGATATCCAGAGACATTCTTTATAAGTGTAGAGTAGCATTAGATAAGGCAGATAAAGTTATTAAAGACGCATCTGAAAATCTAATCAAACTCAATTCAGCATCTTACATTAATTCTTTTGTAAGAAATCTTGATAGTCTATTAGAAGATGGAGCTCAAGATATTCTAATAAGTAATGTCATGAGAGCCATAGAGACATCAGAAGAATTCAAGAAGGATATCCTAGCGTCTCGTTTGCTTGCTGCAGCCAAGTCCCCTGGAATCATTGATCTTATATTCAGAGGATCTGGGTGGGAAAGAAGTGTAGTAGTTAATCAAAGATGGGATGAGATTGCAGGAAGTCTATCAGATTGGGCAGCGGCTGTAGATGCAGTAAGAGAAGAAAATGATTGGGGACCTTATGCAGAAAAAGCACAGCCCCAGAGAGCATCAAACTTCTGGAGAAATATTATATATGGTAGAGAGGATTATCTATCTACTATGGAACAGAGAATTGATGCAGCTGATGTAGGTGGTGGAGGCATAGCCCCATTTTGGGAATTATTAGACAAGGGAAATTCTATAGGTATGGCATCCGATTGGGGAGGAAAACCTTACCCAAAAAACATGCCAACAAACTTTGTAGATGATACCGCTACTGAAATTCAGAGAAACTACAGGCAGATACTGTCAGAATCCAAAGTAGCTCATTCAGAAGACGTGGCAAATATATCAGCATCTATAAATGAAATTAAAAATCTATCAGACGATATTACTAATAAAATTAGAGAATTGGAACAGGTAATAGATACAGAAGACCTTCTAAAAAAGGTTGCAGACAGGCTCGAAAGAGATGTGTCTGAATTATCCCTGGATAAATTACTTAAGTTTATGAGAGATTTTGAGTCAGGATACTATGCATATGAAAGGGTTGAACTGTCAGCCAGTTACTTAGATAGGGTTAGACCTACTGTTGGTAGGCTGAGTTCAATACTTTATAGTGGTGAATAAAATGTATTTAGAAAGAAAAGAAGACCTTAGTGTTTATTACTTCTTAAAAGACAAGTTCCCTACAATCCAAATAGAAGATGGATACCCAAATAGGGAGATTACAACTCCTCTTATATCAGTAGAAGCAGGAAGAATAGATCTTAGACAGTTCGAGATCGGTAATAGAGACAGTCTAAGAGTTAGAAAATGGTTTATTGAGATATATGCTAATAATAAATCTCAGCGAGACGAGTTTGGATATCGCCTATTGGAAGATATAAAAGACGGTATAACTGTGTATGATTATGACCAGGGATTTCCTCCAGCGGTGGTCCCCAACATAGGTCATTTGCAAATTTTATCGGTGTCTTTTACACCGATAAGAATAGTACCGGAACTCGTTGAAAAGATGTACTATAGAGCTACGCTATCTTTCGTAGCACAAAACGAAATCGTTTAGAGGAGATAATTCATGGCGAAGCGTTTAGCAGTCCCATCAAAGGACTTACAACTACACATCGTTGGCTCAAGAGATGCTTTCAAGGCATCGAGAGTTCAGCGACTGACTCTAACATCAAATCAGCCATCTGAAACAAAGGATGAACTTGGAAATCCTCAGCACGTAGGCGAGACAAAGGATATTCCTGATGTTTCACTTACCTTCAGTGCTTTTGATGTTGGAATCAAAATTTTTGCTGCCCTAACAGGCACAGACCCTGATGCATATCCTGTTAATGGTGTAGATATTTCAAGTCTAGGAGAAATTGATGCAGTCCTTTTTGTAAAGGATGCCGATGTATCCGACTATGTGAAATCAATCGAAGCTAGAAGACTCCAGATTAGAGACTTTACTTTTAACTATTCTGTGGATGGTGATTCTACAGAAGAGTATACAGCCGTAGGTTCAGAGAGACGTTATTTGAAGTATGATGTGGTAGTAGACAAATTTGTTGCTGGCACAACTTCATTTACTCTTACACAGACACCTATTCAGCTAAAGAACGGTAATTATGCCATTTCAGTAATTCTGGATGGTGATTATCTGACAGAAGTTGCTGGTGCTCCAAGCACTGGAGAGTATAGTATTTCTGGTAATACACTAACAACTGGTGACAGTATGATAACTCAGTTACTTGCTGTTTATCATGCAGATCCAGCTGGTGAAAACTGGGCAGATGTAAATGATTCAAGCCTTCCTGTAGCAATTAGAGGAAAGGATGTTTCAGTAACCATCTCTTCAGAGGGCATCAGTAGGGTTCAGTCTGTTAATATTACTGGTAACATGAATGTTCAACCAGTAAAAGAACTAGGTTCAAGAAATGTTGTTGGATACCAGAGACAGGTTCCTACAGTTGAAGGTACTATTACAGTACTGGATACAGACACAGAGCTTGTATCCCTATTTACTTATGGAGTAACATCCAGTGGAGTAGAGTGGGAGCCAAGTGAGGGATGCACAACTTCTGGATTCTCATTGAAAATAGAGTTGCTTGACCCATGTGATACACTAACACCATATACTGTGATGAAGACAATCTATCTTCCAGAAATTACAATTGTTGGAGATAGCTATACTTCAAATGTAAATGACAATGCTTCACAGACATTCAACTTCAAGAGCTCTGACGCTCAGTTGATAGTTTATTCTGGTGCAATGCCGTAAGTTATTTAATAATTTACAAGTAGCATAAAGGATTATATAAAAGGGCTACAAACTTCTTTTAGAGGTCTGTAGCCCTTTTAATTTTATATTAGGAAAGAGGTTATAATGATTCCGGTAGAGAAAAATGAAGTAGATATTGCCCCGCTTTTTAGCTGGCACAAGGAATTTGAAATCAAGGATGAGGAAGGCAATGTTCTTGACAAGGTATATGTAAGAATTCTTGGGGATTCTGACATGAACAAAACAAGAGTACAGGCACTAAGGAGATCAGCAGAGCTGCGTAAGAAACTAAGAGACTCGAATAGTGATGAACGTGTAGCGTTCATTCTCAATATTGAAGAGATGGAAACAGAACAGTTATTGAATCTGATAGCCGTATTATCAATGAGAGATATAAGTCAGGAAGCTATGAAAAAGGTAAAACCAAAACTTCCTAAAGCACCAAAAGGCAGCTCAAGTTTAGAAAAACAGGAAAAGTATCAGGAAGATATTGATAGTTATCCTAAATTTAGAGAAAAAGAAATCAAGAAGGCTATAGAAAAGGAAGTCTATAAATTGAGAGATGCCCTTTCTAGAGAGTCAAAAGAATTTTTGTATTCTAAGTACGTAAGCCTTATCACAAACGAGCTTTGTGAGCAAGAACTCAATTTAGCGTTTAAAGAACTATGTTCCTATTATGGAACATTTAAAGATAATGATTTGAAGGAGAGATACTTCTCAAGTTTTGAGGAGTTCTCAAATCTACCATCATCTATTAAGGGTCAATTTATGGCAGCATATCAGTCTCTAGAGTTATTTGGAGATGAGTTAAAAAAATCGCTGCATCTAACGCAATAGTATCGCTTTGGAGTATTTCAAAGGCGTTAGATGTACCACTCGATACTTCATTAAAAAATCTTGTGGATGTTCCACATACTATCAGCTATGTGATAAAGAAAAGACAGCAGATAGATAATTTAATGGAGTTGCCAAAAGAGAAAAGACCTGACGAGTTCATAATTTGGGAGGGTACTCCAGATGAGCTTGAGGATTGGATAGATGAGGTATTTAGTAAAAAGACACAACAAACAGCAGAGCTAGTAATAGCTGATGTTGAAGGATGATTATGGCATCAAAATATATACAGGATTTAGAAAATCAAATACAGATTCTTGGAAAATCCTTACAGAATACCCAGAACAAGATAGCGGAGATTCAGAAAGAACTGGAATCTCCGCACTGGGGAACTGGTCAGATTAAACAACTTAAGGCAGAACTTGATAAACTATCTGGTATTGCATCAGATACATCGTCTAAGATGCAAAAGATGCGTGGCCTACAGGTAGAAATAGTAAAAGATGATGAACTAAGAAAAATAGAATCTCTAAGAAAAGCTGTAGACACTATAAAGAAGCAGATAGATTCTCTTTCAGCGTCTAAGGGAGAGGCGGGAATAGCGTCTGCTGCAGATAAGAATATAAAAGCACTGGATGCTCAGATAAAAACATACACAAGTGCTTTACAGAACTTTGAGAGACAAATTAGAAATGTTCAACTTACTGGGTCTAGAAAAGACCCATATGCTAATCTTGTTAATCAGCCACCCGACCAAGTACCATTTAATATTGAAGGTGTAATAAATAGGATTAGTGGAGGAGCAGCTTCTCCTGGACTAGCGGATAATCCACAGGGTCCAGCAAGTTCTTCTAGTAATATCATTAAATCAACTTTAAGAAATATATCTCAAGATCTTTCAAGAATTGGAAAAGAATTTGGCAGTGAATTTAGAAAAGCTCTTAGAGATGCTATCATAAATGAGGTTAGAACCAGTGGAAGAGAAGTAGTAGATTTTAAATTATCAGAGACAACTCAACCTGGAATCTATAATCTTAAGGGAATAGGCGATGCTGGTGCTGAAAACTTTAAGTTATTTATGAGTAGGACAGGAGAGACATCAAAAAGTCTCTCACAGCTTGCAGAGTCAGCAAGAAAAGCAGCCCTACAGCAGGAAGCAATGGCTGACCCTAGAACAGGTAACGTGTTCAAGCTAGCTGAAAAGTATGGGTTCAATAAAGAAGACCTAGTTAGAAGGGAACTTGGAGGAAGACCTGTTACAATATATGATAAAGGAACAGGAGCTCCAAGAACCGTATCATCAAGAGAGGAGTTTACATTCTCTCAGGTAGATGAAACAACAGGAACAGTAAAAAGACAGCAATTTGTCATGGACCAATACGGACATGCCATGACAGAGGTTAAAAGAAAGTTCAGAGACTTTGCAGATTCTATGAGATACAATCTTGCAGAATTGGCAAAGTGGACCCTTGCTGTTGGTCTAATCTACGGACCAATGCGTAAGATATCTGAAATGACACAGCAAGTCATTGAAAATCAGTCAAAACTTGCTGATGTAATGGTTGTTGTAAACGATAGAACTGTTGACCAACTTGGTATATTCAATGATGCAGTTGGTGCTGCAAAAAGATACGGAGAGGGCTTATCTGGAGTTATAGATGCGTATGCACAGGCGTATAGAGCCGTAAGCTCAGAAACATCTCCTGCAAATAGGCGTGATTCTGCTCAAGACCTTCTAGGAGGATCACTAACACTTTCAAAACTATCAAGCATGGACCAGTCTCAGGCTATTGACACATTAGCCGCAGCACTGGCACAGGCTAATATGAAGTTCTCAGATAGTTCAAAGATTATTGATGAGTGGGTTAGAGTATCTAGAGCAGCCAATGTTGATATTAGTTCTTTAGCAACAGGTGTTGCCATGTTGGGTGATGCAGCCGAAGTTGCTGGTCTTGATATACACCAACTTAATGCTCTTGTTGGCGCATTATCACAGGTATCTATAGGTGGAAGTAAAGAGGTTGCTAATACACTAAAAACAGTGTTTGCTAACTTCTCTACAGAAACAGCCAGAGATGAACTAACAAAATATGGTATAGCACTCGAAGATGCATCTGGAAAGACTAAGGGATTTGAAGATATCCTGTTTGACATTATTCAACAGAGACAAGAAGGATTAATAGATTCTCAGCAAATGCAACTCCTAGCAAGATCTATTGCTGGAGGTCCAAGACAGGCTAAAAATCTTGTATCACTTATTGACCAGCCAGGCATATATCAGAACGCCCTTGCTGCAGCCAATATGGAATCTACTGGGGAATCTGCTACAGCTTTGTCTACAAAGATAGATACTGTTCAGACTTCTCTTACAAATCTTGATACTGCATTTCAGCAGTGGGGCATGACACTTGGAACAGAAGGCGGAGTTCTAACATCTGTTTCAAGCTTAACAGATGGACTATCTGGACTTGTTGGTATACTTAATGAGATAACAAAGGTACTTGGGTCATCTTCTCCATTACTAATGTTATTTGGAATAACCGCTGCAGCAACAGCTAAAAGAAATATTGATTTTACAGCACTTGCTAGAACTTATGTAGGAAGACCCTTATCTAGAGCAATACCAGAAACAGCTTCTAAATATTTTTCCACACCTGGAACTATATCAGAATCTGGGGCTCCTGTAGCAGGTACTACTGGTAGAGAAAGATTTGCATCAGCTACAGGTAACTTTCTTGGAACATATGGTGCTGGAATTGCATTTACTGGCCTATCTGCTCTAAATGCTGGAGCTTCAGGTCAAACAGCACAGGCTTGGGGCAATCTTGCTGGTGGAGCAATTGGTGGAGCTCTAACTAAGTCATCAACAGGGATGATACTTGGTACAGCTATAGCAGGAGCTATGGCAGATGCAATCTGGGGGAACAAGGCAGAGTTTACAGACTTTTTTGCATCAGCGATAAAGGAAGGGTCTGCAGAAGGACCCTCAATTACTGAAAGTCCAGAACAGAAATTACAGAGAGAAATACTTGAGAATTATGCCCGTCAAGCTCAGCAGGAAAAGGGACTAACAGGATTATTAACTAGAACAATGTTTGGACGCACAGGTACTGCTGAACAGGGTATCAATATTGCTGAAAATGATAGAAGAATGGGAGCTTTCCTAGCCTTTCTAAGAGGCGAAGAGTATGCTGCTCCTACAGCAGAAACACAGGCACTAGCCTACGCATCACCAGAACAGAAGGCTCAAATAGAGCAGTATAAATATGGTGGACTTGATTTTGAGGGTGGTAGAGTAGCAAACTCAGTAGTAACATCAGCACAAAAAGAATTAACAGCATCCTTCGGAGATTTTATTGATAAGATAGTAAGTGATAGATTACAGGCACTAAGATTGGAATTAAATGCTGGAACAATTACAACAAAACAATTCCAGGAAAGAACAGAATCTACAAAAACATTCTCTAATCAATCAACTAGAATTGTGGCAGCTCTTGGACAAGAGTGGGATATACTGTCATCAAAGATTAATAGTACTGAAGATGCATTTCAATCACTGCTGGCTATTAGTACTTCTGGTAGCAAAGAACAGCTAGATTATATTATACAACTTGTAGGTGAGATAGATAGACTAAATACA